TGTAGTGACATACCCATCGCCCATGATCGACACACCAATGTCAATCTGTTCATCAGTATAAATCATTTAGCTTGCCAACATAATTTTTATTGGAAGATCATATCCGTGTGGGTTTCTTAGCCAAAGAGATTCAAGGTAAAGGTAATCAGTGTCGGTAACGTCTTGCGCAGTGGTATGAAGATAGAAGTCGCCAATCTTTCTCCACTTTACCGAATTTGGTGAGTAAACGTGATTCATTGGTTGTTCACTGCTTAAGTCACCTACTATAGTATCTGTTGCAAAAAAGTAGCCTTGAACATCGGATATGATACCACGAAGTCCATTGCTTGTTGAGTATGAAGTTAGATCACCATTCTTAAAATGATAACCAAAATGGTCAACACTTGTAGAATCCCATAACCATTGTTGCCCTAGCGGCTGCGAGTTTAAAACCGGTGAAGTGGATATTGGTGTAGTCGGATTGTTAATCATTTCATATTGATCAGCGTATGCATACTCAATATATTTCTTATTTGACTTCATATCACCTGATGTATCAATGCAGCCACAGTTTGCAAGAACGCTAGCCTTATAATAATCAGGATAGACCATAAGAATTTTAACTCTTGGCTGATCGTACTTTTGATACGGGGTAATAAGATTTCCCGGATGTATATACGGAAATGGATAATATCCGCCAAATCCTGTAATATCAAACTGAAAAACGTGGCGATATTTGATACCTTTTGCGGAAGCGGTTACCATAATCTCTCCTGATTCTCCGGTAAACTTTGATGCGTCAAAAGAAGCAGTGTTCTTAATTTGAGTGGAAGTAAGCACTGCTGCCGCAAGAGCTTGCGCAAATGTAGGATTTGTCGAGTTCACTGTAAAAGTGATACTCTCAATCAATGTGTTATTGCTATCAGAAAGTGTGTATGTATGGCTTGTGCCTAATCCACAATTTGTTGCATCGGCAATGAATTGGTATTTTTCTTGCAGAGGCCAATTTACCCCTAATGAAGAAACGTCTATCTTTTTTGTTTCTCCGCTTTTTAGAGTCATTTGCCTCTCTTCATAGTTTGTTACAGGAACAAAAAGATCTTGCAAGTCAATTGCAAGTTGAGTAGAGATACCTTTGACAATTCCAGCCTTCTTACACTCAGTAAGTCTGAATGCTAGAATGCTATAGTCTGGTGGACATTTGATTGGTGGTTTAATTGACATCTTTCCATGACGGTTCTTTTAGACTCTTACACCTGGTATTATATGGAGCGGCGTGCCTCCAGCTTGATCGTTTTTGTTATTAATTATAGATCTTTTCTTGTAAGTAGCAATATCTTGTGGCGTAAGTTCTTGTCCTGATTCAATATGAGGAATCAAGTCTATGTCTATTGTCTCAATAGGTTCTTCTATTTCTTTTACCGTTTCAATAACTTCTGGTGGAGCAACAGCTGTCTGTTGCATCAATGTCTTTGCAGGTTTAATGTAGTCAACCAATGACTTAATAAATCCTAAAGCAACCAACGGTAGTACAGCTCCGCTAATAATAGATAGGATTCTTTTCTGATAGATAGGCTCTTCTTCAGTTAGTCCAAAGAGATCAACCCAACCTTGATAATCATGTAGATTGGTAAAAGCATAGTATGTATTCCCCATCATCTGCATAAGTGTTAAAGTAATGAACAGGCCCCAAACCAGTGTCTTGCTCATTTTGTCTAAAGCTATCAGAGAGGCCAAAGAAGCAGCGGCTCCGACCTCAAAGGCGATTGCCAATGAGGTCGCTAACCAGCTGGGATTTGATAGCGTAAAAAAGTCTATCACGTGAATTGTAGATATTATGCTAACAATAAAGTACAGCGTAACAAATGTTCCAATGATAAAGTATCTTAAACCGTTTTCTTTCATTTTCCTTCTAGGTTAATTATTTCTTTTTCAATGTCCGACTGACGCTGAACATCAAGAATTTTTCTATCAGTTGATTGGATTAGTCTTTTCTCTACTTTCAAACCTTCAATTCGGATTTCTTTTGCAAAATCTTTACTTGTAGGTAGAGCACGAAGTTCGATTCTTAAAGAATCGACTTCTTTTTCCAATTTACGAACAGCTTTAGTGTTTTGACCGGTGTTGCAGTTATTCATAAAAGAAATGAAGAACAGGGCAAAAAAGAAGCCAATACGAACATTTTTATTATTGATAACTTCTTGCATGATTAGATTTCTTTTAACAATTCTGCTTCAATTTCGGCTACTAAGCTATCTTCATTTTCAAGGTCAGCACCGGATTCAATAGCATTTTCTAATGTACCACGATCACGCATTAATTGGTCAATCTCTTCACGGTCATTCTTTGCGCGGCTAAGAGCGTCACTGATAGGCTTTAACAGATTGTTTACATAATCGTTTGCTTGTGTAATACCTACACCTTCCACTTTTGTTAAGAAGTAATAAATTGCTTCCAATGCAAGAGATGGAATTAAGAACTGTTTAGTTTTCTTTTTTGTGATATTTGCTTTTGCTTCAGTTACTTGACGAATGCATTCCATGATTCCTAAAGATTCACTGAATTTCCATTGTGCTTTGTTCTGTATAAAGTCAATAACAGCGTCAGCAACTTTCTCTTCGCCTTCAATTAAGTAAAGCTTGGATACGATTGTTTTTTCTTTCTGCTCAATCTTTTCAGATAGCATGTCTACCAATTTTTGGCGTTGTTCATTTTTTTCAGCAATGGCGTCTTTCTTTGAAACCACCTTGAGTGTTTTTGGTTCTGTTGTTTCCATATTGATTGTTTAGTCTATTGTATATATCTTGTTGTTAAAACATGAGATTGATAATGTGTGAAATGTATGTAAAACTTTTCTCTAATACTCCATAAAGAAATGTATCAATTTTTGACGCAAAGAAGGTAATAACAGCCGCAATAAAAAGTATTGACCGCCACACGGTTATTACATTAAAAATGGGATAATAGACAAAAAGGTATGATGCAGATTCTTCTACTTTTTCGTAAGCAAGTGTTACCGACTGCCCTAAACCAAGGCTGTCCAAATAAATGCTAATAGGTTTAAGACGTTCAGCGTATTTTAGTCGCATGACTTCATCGTTATCCCCATCATCACCTGGTAGCTGAGGGTTGAGAACTGTATAAATTCTACCTATCCAGTCAGCACGTAAGTTATATTGCGCCCAGTCAGCAGTCTGTCTGTGCTTGCGAATTATTCCAAGAACATAAAACCAATTAGTGATTTCGTAGTATGCCACTATCCAGTTTCGAAAAAAGTTCTTAATCCAAGTTATCATAATGCGTCTTGATACATTTTTAGAAGTTGCGGTTCTTTTTCTTGAATCCCGTAACGAACCAGGTTACGAGCCTTGTGAATACGGGTTCTTACCGTATTTAGTTTCCATCCTAGCATATCGGCAATTTCCTCGTATTTTTTCTTATCTACTTCGCGAAGAGTTAAGACGGTACGATACATTTCCGGAAGGGCGCTAATCTCAGAGATAACCGCGTTGGCAAGCTGATCAATTGGTGAGCACTCATCGATTTCATCAAGTTCATATGATCCAACCTTAGCCTCCATATTGATTCCCATTTCTTCCATTGCATTGTAGGAATAGGTTTTTCTTTTACCGCGAAAAAAGAGTAGAGCCTCGTTGCGAGCAATTCGGTAAACCCATGTACTGAAATTGTAATATGAGTCATACTGATGAATCTTGGTCCAGACTTTGGCAAAAGTAGTAGCAATTACTTCATCGCGATCATCAAAATCCGGAAGCATATCTCGTAAATACATGCTGATACCGGGCTTCATGCGATGGTACATTGTGGTAAAATCTTTCTCCGACCGTGTTGTGTAGAATGCTAGTCCGATTTCTTGTAGGCTTTTTTCTTTTATCATGCAGAGGTTTATTAAATTTGTTAAGTATAAAAATAACCATTTTTTCTATACCGAGCAAATTATTGTTCTAAAAGTTATTAACATTGTTATGATTGTCCAATGGTTAACTGATAATCCTTGTACAACTTTTGCAAGTCGCCATACAGAATACCTTGTGACTGCAAGATTGGCAAATGATTTGTCTCACGGTAGTAATCCAGCCAATAGATATACTTAAATCCAGCCGTCATGAGAACTTTGGTACAAATCGGACACGGAGAATGTGTTAGCAATATTATGTAATTCTCCGGATCATATTCCCGGAACTTGGCAATCATATTTACCTCCGCATGAATAAAGCCAGAATGACCTGGCTCTAGTGACTCTTCTTCGGTTCCTGTTTCTGAATTGGCGGTTGCCCCTGGATAACTTCCATTATAGCCAAAAGAGGCTATCTTTTGAAACTTCTTATGGACAGCTATCGCTCCTACCTTAAGACGAGATGAAGCGGACAGCTGCGAGATCTCCTGTAGGATTCTCGCAAACGTGTCCACTTTTTGAACGATTCTCTCTGTCATTAAGCGTTTTCTTCTTCCGCTTCTACAGGTTGAAAACTTGGTGCCTCGCTGCCAGTTACAGTGTTTTCAGTAACTTGCTTAGAAATTGTTTGGAAGAATTCAGCAACTTCGTTATATGGAAACTCGCCCATAAACTGAATAAGCTGATTCAGCTCTTGCTCATTAAATTCAAACCCATCACGGTTGATAAGGTTCATAAAAGGAAACACCGAAGTGAACTTTTTTGTTGAAAGAATGTTTGTTACGTGAGTTTTAAACTCGGGTGATACTGTGTAAGTACGCATAATGAAAATGATTTTGTTTTGATTTATATATATGAAGTGGAAAATAGTTCTTAAAAATGTATATCATTTTTTTCATCAGGAACCTCTGTTGAAATTTGTCTACGAATGACAAGAGTCCCATCGTTCTCTATGTAATACTTTTTGCGTGATGGAAAATTCATATATTCAATGAGAATTTTATAGACATCAATAATCTTATAGTAAGGGTCAGAAATTTTGACATCGTAATCTAAGAAATCCACAAAGTCGATTTCGTCAGCCTGCAAACGTCGTTCAACACTGTCTACATTAGCCTTTCTTGCGTACATGCGTTCACTTCTTTCTTCTTTAGGAATGTCCAAGAAAATAACCAAGGATTCTTCCCTGTCTTCAGATGAAAGGTGTGACAGGCCAGACGGCGTCATAATAAAGACAGAGTTTTCTGTGTAAAACTGTTCACGCGTGGTTCCATAGTTCCAGCCGTTGAATTTTACATGCTCATACCACTTGTCTTCGTTGATCATACGATTAAAAACACGCATGGGAATAAAGTGGTAATCTATGCCATCTTGTTCGTCTTCACGAGGATGACGGGTTGTGTATGATATTTGATATGTTAGTCCAAACCACTGTTCACACATCTTACGGGCATAATCTTTGCCTGCTCCGCCTTTTCCTACTAGGATTAGTCGTTTTTTCTTTTCCATAGTTTGCTCCAAGGTATAAGAGTTGCAACAAAAACATAAAAGATAAATGCGTCTTTTAATGAAAGAGGCGCAATACCTGCTTTAGTTAAAAGTAATTCTTGGACATAATAAAATAGATAAATCTTAGCAGCTGCCATAGCAAGACCGGCTATTGCTACTACGATTACTGTAAAAATTGATTGCGATTTAGACTTGTCTCCGTCACCTTTTAATTCTTGCAAACGCTGACGGAGTGCATCTGTCTTTTCTTTGTCTATCATAAGGTTTTTTACTTATATACACAAAGATATAATAGTTCTTTAAAAAACGTGATCATTAGATGTCATTAGATGTTAACAGAAAAAAGGTATGAGTTATATCCCATACCTTGTTTGTCATACCTTTAGATGTATTCTATTATTAATCGTTTTCATCGAGATCTTTGTTGGTACTCTTAATACCTGGAGTATAATAAGATTTTTGATCGTCAAAGGCTTTCTTAAGTATTGCATATCCTTTATCCCCTTTTGCAGGTTTAACCAATTGCGTAGGTGGCGGATAGTCATTGGTTGAAGATTTCTCAAAATCTTCAAACGTTTGGGTTTTCTTTTTATTGCTCATTGGTTTTTCCTTCGGTTCTGCGTTTTGACGCAATGTCTTTTGCGCCAACTAATTGCTTTCGCTTTTCTTTCAGTTCGTTTTGATCAACTTCTAGCTTTAAGATCTTAATCTCTATCTCTAAAATCTGTGCTTCAAAATCTTCAGAATTCTTAACGTGTGCTTTTCTTTTTGCTGTAAGATCAGCAATCTGCGCAAGGAGTTCAGCGTTACTTTGTGACGTTGGCACTTCTTGTTCCTCGGTAACCGCGTTTTGTTTTGCGGACTCCCAATCTTTAAATTTTGTAAACTTTTCCATACAGTGTATATATTTGCCAATGCTTTTGTTTTTAAGAACCTGTAATGATCTTTCCTGTTCTTATTGTTTCTATATTTAAGTTAAGGAATGCATTTTTGATAGCTGCCTCAATACCTTTGGTATCAATTGATGCCTTCTGTGGTTGTGCTGCAGCCGGTTTTCCTGCAGCAGGTGCCTTCTCGTTTTGCGAATTAATTGCAGCTTTCTTATCCCCCGCTGAATAGTCCTGTGGGGATTTTTCCGCGCTGGTACTCGATGTACCTCCGCCAAATGCACCATCAACAATCTTATTAACAAAGTCAATGATAGCCGCACTTTTGTTAATATCGACTTTAGAGATTAGCACCATAGAATCCGTCCAATCTTTAAATGCCATGATGCCATTTGCGTCCATCACACTAAAGTTTTTCGCAAAGACACCCATGTGCTTGGCCATATCACCAAACGATTTAACAAATCTTTCAAACGGTGAAGCTATTACGGCTAACCGCGTCATCTGTGTATTAAAAGTAGTAAATTGCTTTAATGTTTTATCGTTCATCCTAGTAGATATTGTCAGTCCAAGCTTATCCATTGATGAAGAGAAAGCAATAATCATATCCGCAGGTTTTTGCGTATATTGCAATGTGCTATCAAAAAGACCGGCTGCTTGCGAATATTTGTCGGCTGCTGTTAAGAAGTCATCCATTGCTGGCACTATGATTTCAGACATAGTTAATGCAACGGTACTACCGCTCAATGTCATCATCTTGTTGACAAATTCAATGATAATGTCCTCTGGTGTTGTTTTAAATGCACTTAACTTAGCTAGCGTTTCATTGGCCTTAACATATGTCTCAATAGCTTTAGACATCATTTCAATCGAAGGAACTACGCTATCTTCTAATCCTGCTCGCATGGTATCAATTCCTGCAAGGCCGGATTCAATACTATCGGAAATGGTTTCATACTTCTTGCTAAAAATAACTAACTGATTAGGTAGAAAGTTTAGCATATCTGTCAATGATACCTTTGCTGAGGCTAAAGCTGCTTTAAAGTCTATTACCTTCCCGGGTATTAGCATAGGAGCACCTGTCTTGGGATCCGTGTGTACAACTTTTTGTTCTATCTGACCGCCACCAATTTTAATTATTAGGTCAGCTAGTTCCACGAGTGGAGAAGATAGCTTAGCCATACCTTCTATACCTTCTCCAACATAGCCGCTAAAATAACCGTCCATTTCTCTGCCAAACTTATCTAGCGGTTCAACTAATGCATTCAGAATTGTGCCAATGTTGGCAGCTGCCGCTGCAAAATGCGTTTCATTTAACTTCGTTGATCCAGTAGGTACAAGCTTAGCATCTTTAGTTCCTGGTGCAATAATCCCCATGGTAACAACTTCCAGAGAAGCCATTTTGTAAACACCGTCTGCAAGGTTGGTCAGAGATCCAGAGATTTTTGATAATCCTTCAATTCCTTTTTCAATGTACCCTCCGCTAAATATACCTTCGCCGGCGGTCATGCTTCGACCAAATTCGGTTAAGACATCAATCAGACCGTTTCCATCACCTCTTATACCAAGAATCGCTTTAATGTTTTCCGCGGCTGCTTTAAAATGCGTTGCATCCAGCTTCATTGACCCGGTAGGTACAAGCTTAGCATCTTTAGTTCCTGGCGCAATAACCCCCATAGTAACAATTTCTAGAGAAGCCATCTTGTAGACTCCTTCTGCTAGGTTTCCTAAAGAAGAAGATAACTTAGTGAACATATCAAGGCCTGTCTCAATATAGCCGTTTGAAAACCAGTTGCTTCCTTGGTCAACAGCTTTACCGAAAGCGACCAATGTGTTGATTAATCCGTATTCCCCTTTATCATCAATTCCTAGTATTGCTTTAATGTTATCAGATGCTGCCTTAAAGTCGGATTCTTTTAACTTACGACTACCTTTAGCAACAAGCTTTTGATCAGGGGTTCCTTTATTAATGACCTCGTATTCAATGACTTCCAGATTAGCCATTCTTCCTACACCTTCCGCAAGTGCCGCAATTGCACTACCCATTTTGGTTAGCATGTCAATGCCGTAGGAGATTTTCATCCACTTGGCAAATGTAAGATCTTCAAAGGCATCAGAAAACGCAACAACCACGGATTTAATTGCGTCTTTTATTAATACACCATCTTTTTCTGTGTATTTAACTTTCTTAAAATCCGTCAGTCCAGAAGACAGCTTAATGATTCCATCAGACATAACATCAACAAGTTGCGCTGTTGCAGCTGCGTCAAGCGCATCAAGAATGCTGGTATTCGCAAACCCAGAAATCACCGAAGATATAGCATGACCTATATTGTCACCGTCAGTTTTTGTAAATTTGACTTTCTTAAATGCTGCTAAAGAAAACGCGAGAAGAATTAACGGTCCTGCAAGGGTAAGCATAGCAATCGCACCTAGCACTATCAAAGGCGACATGAATCCCATTACAGCCGCAGCACCTCCTAGTACCACAAATGTATATCCTATAGAATCAGCCCACTCTTCCGTTACTTTTACTTTACTTAAGATTAAGAGAGCTATGGAAAAGATTAGAAGAGATGCTGCTAAAACAACTAAGACCCCTGCTCCTAATATGGCAAAAGGTTCTACTGTTGGTTGGCCAAGCACGTAAGCAGCAAGACCTAGTACAACGATTGCACCGGCAACTGCAATTCCACCTAATAATACGTTGTCCCAATCTTTTATTGTAGACCAGACAAAAATTGCCGCGGTAAAAGCAAGAAGGGGAATAATTAATTCGTCTAATGCTTTTGCGCCTGCAGAGATTTCCTTTTTAAATTTACCTACGCCATAAGTAACTGCACTGATTAGTCCGATTGCTATTGAAGTAACGATTGCTCCTATTGCTGCTTCTTTGGCAAAATAGCCGGTTGCTATAAAGACCGCCATCAGAATAGCAATAGGTTTAGCAATATCTTCTAAAACTTTTGCCGCTACCTTTATATTTTTACTGTCTTTACTAACAAACTTTAAAACAAGTATCAAAGCGCCAATTGCTAAAATGGTAACCAATGCACCTACTATTGCTCTTTCGGCAAAAAAGCCGGTTGCTATAAAGACCGCCATCAGAATAGCAATAGGTTTCGCAATATCTTGTAAAACTTGTGCAGCGGCCTTGGCAGTAGTGAGTTTTTTACCAACTAAATCTAAAACAAATATCATACCCGCAATGGCCAGTATGGTTACCAATGCACCAATTGCGATTTCTTTTACAAAATAGCTAGCAACGATAAAGGTTAAGACAAATATTGCTGCACCTATTGCAATCTTATTCAGTGAAAGAAGACCCGCATCAATTGGACCAATAAACTTGTTAATAAGAGCAAATGCGGCAATCATACCGCCAATAGCTAAAATGGTAACCAACGCACCCATTGCAATTTCCGTTACAAAATAGCTAGCAAGAATAAAGGTTAAGACAAACAAGGCTGCACCTATCGCAATCTTATTCAATGAAGCAAGACCCTTATCAATTGGACCGACGGCCTTATTAATCAGTCCAAATACCATAAGCATTGCTCCAACAACAAGAATGAAAACCAGAGCACCCATTGCGATTGTTGGTCCAAGCAAGCTATAAAAAATCATGGCTAATCCAAAGAGAGCTGCGCCCTTTGCCATATTAAGTACCGCTTGAATACCTTCGGTGGTTTCCGGTTCTAATGTTGCAGCTTGAGATAAAACCGATGATATTCCTCCAACTATATAAACAAACGCCAACGCACCTAGTGCAATTATTGGAGCAGCTATGCTATAAAAAATCATGGCTAATCCAAAGAGGGCTGCACCCTTTGCCATGTCAAGCACTGCTTGAATACCATCGGTTGTTTCTGGTGCTAGCGTAGCTGATTTAGCTAAAATGCTTGTCATTGCTACAATGGTAGCAGAAAATAGCATAGCGCCAATAAAAGAAATTGGCGCGATAATAGCAATAAGTGCCATCTCAACCATAAATTTCCCCGCACCTTTTGTAACAACCTCTATCATTTTACTGATAGAATCAATTTCTTTTACCGTTGCATTGTTTGCCGCTTCTTTAATCCCTTCTGATATGTCAACTATAATTTTTGCTATGTTTTTTCCCAGATCCTCATCTACATCTCCAGACTTATTAATTGCTTCTATTAACGGCGTCATTGCCGTTGCTAATGAACTAAGATTTTGTACGTCTTCTGCATTGGTTTTACTTGCTTTACCACCGCCTTTTTCATCCTTTCCCTCCTTCTTACTACGATCAGCAGCCTGCCCTTTTTCCATTAACTTTTCCATTCGTAAGTTAATGTTAATTAGCTGGTCCAATTTTTGGGTGACCGCTGCTGCTCCTTGGTTCATTCTATATAAGTATGTTTTTGTATATATCCTTTTCTTTAATAAATAGAAAAAACAACACTACTATGAAAGATAGACAAATAATTATTGTTGGCGTGATATCTATGGCAGTAACACTCATTACAACTATTGTAGCGGTAATAGAAGGTATTACGCTGTCTTCTTTAGCAGGTACTGTATATGAGCCCTTGCTTTTGCTATCAAGTGCTTCTACCGCACTGTCATTTTTCTTGACTAAAAAATGGGTAATCCCTTCACTATTTATTACTGTGTTAGCGTCCTTTTCGGTTCACGTGTTTCCTACTGTACATAACGTGTCAGCAACACTTTTTTACGTATCAGCATTTATAATTATCTTTTTAGATAAGCATATACGGTGGTATAGGTTTATGCTATTAATACCATTTGCTTTTGCTATTTATAGTCTTTTAGCATTTGAGGTTGCTTCCAATTTGATATTGGTTATGTATCACATTTATTATGTAATTAAACGTCTACAAGCAAAATAAGAGGGCCGGAGCCCTCTATTATAATTTGAATCCTCCAAGATTAGGTAGAGACGGTGTTGGAAGTTTTCCACCCGCGCCTTTCATCATCCGGTTTGCGTCTCTCATCATTGATGATTGATCAAACTTTGGCATGTTTTCTGATTGGTCTTCTTCTCTTCTCTTGTTTTGATTGTTTTCTTTATCATTCCAATCTTTAAGTTTTTCCATCAAGATTTCTGCTCGATAAAACTCCATTGCATCGAGTTTATCAGGCGGTAGACGTAGAACTTTAAGAAAGATAAACTCAACATCAAACCAATTCTCCAAAGATATCTGAAATAAGGAAAATAGACTTGATTCCTCCGGGAAAGTTGAGCGGCGCGGTAGCCTCCTGACCACCGCTGTTGAAATATCTTACCTGAGGTTTAATTGAAGAAGACAGGATTTCAATAAGTTTATCCATCACAGATATTTTTATTAGAGACCAGGTATATGAATCTTGTACTGCTTTATCGTATGTTGTTTGATTAACAGACTTCCAATCAGGGAAAAGAAACGAAGCGTATTTGGTAAATGCCTTGTCAAACGTTTGCCCTGCTTGTTGTTTGCTTTTTAAGAAATTCTTAATAAACATTACAGTACCTAAAGACGGCATGTAAATATTAAAGGCTTCCCCGTTTTTCATATTAATTTTAAAGCAGCGTTCATCTGAACTATAATACTTCATTAAACGATCATCTGGATTAAAATAGTCAATGACATCTTTGTTCACTTCAATTTTTTCTTCAATACCATCGTCACCCGATGCGTTAATAAAGATACGGTTTTCGCCGTTCTTGAAAGTAAAATCACGAATTGCAAAGATTAGATAGAATCGGTCAATCTCAATGATATCCTTATACGATCCAGGTTTACCTGGCACTTTAATTTTACAGCATTTCTCAATGATAAAGTTTAGCATGTCATCAATACCAAGAAGGTCATTTTCATCAATCGTAGACCAGTGACGAATCTCAGCAACCGTAGCTGCACGAATAGCAACTTGTGTACCTGAATCGTAAAAGAATCCTTGCGATGGTAAATTTTCTAGTGGCACGTTTTTCCAACCTAATTCAGCGGCTAGATTTGTAGTATCTTCGTACACTTTGTATTTTTCTGCTTTGCCTATTGAAGTAATGGTTGCAGCATCTTCAGCCGCGGCTGATGTTTTTACAGTACTAAATAACTGTTCTTCTTTTTCCGCAAGAATCTTAGACTCTTGTTCAAGTTTATTCTTAAAGTCTTCGTTTTCTTGCGTATTCATTTCGTTTGACATAATAAAGTTATTTTTTCAATTTATATATCGCACAAAGAAAAAGGTTCTTGGATTTCTTAAAAAAACAAAAAGAGAGGCAATGAGCCTCTCTTTGTAAATTTGTTAAAACAGTTCTTAAAGAATCGTTTCTTCCCAGTAATCGCAGCGAAGAGTGAATCCAGTAATACGATAGATTTCGTTATCGCCGTAGTCACTAGTAATCGGCGTAAGTGGTGTTGTAGGAAAGCAGACAGGAAACTTCAATTGACGGAAGATATCGCCATTCTTATTAAAATAGTTAATGATCATTGGCCCACCTGTATAGTCTTTCTTTAATCCCATACGTCCAGTAAGTGGATCATAGATTAAATCGCACCATTTACGAAGAGCTTTATAGACATACATGCTGTTTGCTTCATTCAAGTTAACTTCAAAATCAAGAGCAATATCACAGGTTGTGTTATCAACCATACCACCAGCAAACGATCGCTTAGCTGATTTATATTTTTGCTCAACAATTTCAGGTAAACGATTTACGTCAACGCCATCAACTTTAAGAACGTTTTCCATAACTAGGCTCCAGTCAGATACTGCTGGGGGTGGTTGCAAAGTAACTTCGAACTGTGCGTTATACACAGGCTCGAATTTGTTCATTGCAGCCTTGGAATTTCTATAATGCGGTAGTCCTGCCATTTCAGATTTCTTTTATTTTCTTTGTATATATCTTATTAAACAGATGCAAATCCACCTGTTGCGATAGCTCCTGTCTTAAGAACAGTTATACGATTAATGAATTTCTGTAATCCTCGAGCAGGTTCGATTCCTATGTCAAGAATACCGAAATTTTGATCGATGATTTCAGGTGTGTTATTAGTTTCATCCATAATTACTGAGTAATCATAGATTCCTCCGCCGTTACGAACCACATCAAGATATGTTTCTACCAGAGTACGGATCTCCAAACGAGTAGATGCGTCGTTGAATTCAAACAAGTAGTTTTGCAAGATTTCAATTACCGCTTCTTCAATTGTAATTAACAAGTCCCTTACGTGTAAGTTATTGAAAGCAGAGATAGTTCTTTGGTAAGCAGTTTGGTTAGCAAAAATCATTGGACCAACATTACGAACCACCACGATAGGGTTAAGACCGATTGGTTCAAGGTATTCGCGATCTTTAAGTAAGAAGTCGTATTCCATACCTACGAACTTTGGATTCGAGATTACACCGCGGCGAGGGCCAGCAACGATTGCATAAGGTTGACCGTTGATAAACTTACGAATAAAGTTGTTTGATACGTCAGCGGCTGGCGGAATGCTCTTGTTCTTGCCATCTTCACGAATGATGATGTTAGGAGTAAATACACCAATAAATTTTGCACCTTGTTCTTCATCAGGTAAACCCCAAGTATAGCTTGGTCCTAATGTAAGATTACCGCCGGTTGCGATATATTCAGTGTTAAGCACTGGTTTCGGATTCCCCGTTTGCGCATCAGGTAGTTCAGTGAATCGTGGATCATTGCTTGCCTGAAACTCTGCCATTGAAGGAGCGTTTAAGATTGCCATACACTGTAAACGATTCTTAGCCAAACGACTGAGGTATTGTTTAGGTCCCATTCCTGGTTCAAGACCTCCGTTGAATGTATCTACAATATAACGGAATTGAATTACGTCTCGGCTAGAAAGAGTGACACCTACTTGTGTATTCTCCAGAACTCCTAAGATTTTCTCTAGTTGTGCTGGCGATCCAGGTAAGTGATATTCTGTTAGCTTAAACCCAGAAAGGTTAGTAAATTGGTAGCGATCAACGAATTTCTGAATTGGAGTAAACTTGGTTACGTAATTGATACCACTTAAAGTAGTAACACCAGGAACTTCAAGAACTGAATACTCAAAGAAAGGAGCACCAGTTATTGGGTCAAGTTTTTTCACCTTTGCAGTAATACGAGTTAGCTTAGGGTTATTGATATCATTGTTAACCAAGAAGTCGCCAATGTTAATCTTAGCACCATTAGCATTTGTTAGCTTAAAGGTTTTTCCACCGCCATAAATTCCAGGCGCTTCAATAGCAACGTTTTCGCTGATATTCTTTGCAAGCGAAGAGTAAATAGCAAAAAGGTTTTCACTAATCACCGGCGCAATCTGTACTGCAGTGTCAACGTATGTTGCGTTAAGAGCAGCAAAAGATTCGTTTGCGGGATTAAGAAGTTGCGAATCCGCAAACTCACGAAGTCTAGCACCTACTAAACCGTAAGCAAGCTTAGAGTATGGATCTTGCGATTGACTCCAAACGATGTCGGAATTAAGGTAATTATACTGAGAAGATCCTACGCCGTATTTTACTCTGTCACCGTCAACGACCAAACCAGCTACAATGTTCTTTGCAAGTTTAGCGCCAGGGAATGCTTCAATATAAGCAAGAGTAGTAATATCGGATTGTTCCACATTATACAGAGCAGGTGATGCTGCAATAGAAAGAACCTTTCCGCGGAAGAATTGTCCTCCAGGAAGTGTAAAGCGAATTACATCACCAACTGCAGCTCCGTTTAACAAGAAAGGATTCCCTCCTGTTGCGTTGTCCACAACATATAATTGACGGAATGTAATACTTCCACTGTCTAAGTCAACAGCAGGAGTACCAAATCCTGGGTTAATGATGTTACCCGCAGAATAAGCGTTGTCAGCAGTTTCGTTATAGATTTCTACAAGGTTTGATGCAGATGCTGTAACGGTTTGACCTAAACCTTCAATGCTAGTGAATTCAGCAGCTGGTTCAAAAATGTAACCAAACTGATTTCCTGGGAAGATGTTAAGATCAGGAACTAAGAATAAGTTAGCGCCAGCAACAGATGCTTTATAAAGAGAAACTTTAATATCAGAAGGCTGTACAAATGCTGAGAATTCATCAGCAGCAAATCCACCTACGCACCATTTATTAAGGAAGAGGGGTCCTCCTGTTGAAGGTGATACGCTGATTACAATTCTATCAACACCCGCAGAAACTGCTGCAGTGAAAGATGCCACTTCAAAGTACTTAGCATATCCAGCAGACTCTACCAAGATAACATCTCCAGATGCAGGTGTTAAGTTTGTATAGCTAGAAATATCTAGCGTGTTTGCTGTCACCGGAATTGCTGCAAGAATAGTTTCCTCAATATAATCTGATTCCGCGCCTGTACCGTATGAATTATAGTAAGCGTTATTGGTATGAAGTGGAGAGCTAAGTTGAACCTGTAACTCTGTACCAGTGTCAATTACATTTTCCACTTTAACATAATCATTCGCCAATGTACTGTTAATGATATTATCAGTACCAGCTGTTCTAATTAAAGAGTTCTTAGTTAAACCGTCAAGAATTGCTTCCCATTGTGAAGGTGTGAAAGTAGTATCACCAGGAATTGGTTTTGGAAGAACAAGAACGTTACCAAACTTACCGCTAGTTCCTCCGTAAGGGTATGATTTAACGTAAGGTACCGCAGAGCCACTAGCTGGATCGTATGATTTTAAAACCAATTCTGTGTTATCGAGATTACCGTCTTTACCAGTGAAAGACATAATGCTCTTAATTGGAGTATTGTATGATAAGAAATCAAGAGTATCATCGGTTGTGTTGATAAGATTGTTGCCAATCATATCTACCTTATACTTAGAGTTTGCGTAATCGCTTAGTGCATCTTCATTAAGATTAAGGAATAGGCCGGTTAATGCAACGTTTGAGTTAACGATAACATCAATTGATACGTTTGAACCGTTATTGTCAAGGAAGTTTGGAATGATACACCCAGTGAAAGAACCTAAGAGGGTAATTCCATCTGCGGATAAGAATGCGTCAAGACGATCAACTCTAATTCCACGATTATCAAAGAATTTGCTATAAGTAGGATCTTTAGCCAATAGAGAGTTTTCCGTCCAATTGCCTTTTACGATGTAAATGTCAACAAAGTAATCTGACATAAAATCTTTAGGATAAACGTAAGGTGGGATTTCATTTCCTCCGTAGTATTCTTCCGCAGTTACATTATACTGTGATGCGTTTAATGACTTGCGAATAATGATACTAACAGACTGCTGCGCTAGATTGACTACGTTAAACAGACGTCCGCGATTTGATGGCTTGCTATCAACGGTTGCCTGTAAATAATCTACATCTGGGAACCAAAATCTTTCTTTATTATAGAAAGATGCGTAGAGAGCACGTGTTAAGTTTCCGTTTTGCTCGTCAGATGCCAAAGCAAAAGAACGGTAATCTATTGCATCGCCACCTTCATTAACCGGTACATTATTTAACGGTAAAAGGTTTAATGCAAAGATAGGTCCAGTTGACAAGCAAGTTTCTACCGCTCTATGGAAAAAGGATCCACGTGCTTCGAGACCTAAGTCAATATTTCCGAAGATTCTTCTTGCTGAGCGAATGTCTCTTAAAAAAGTAGGAGCGTTAAAAGGGCCTAGCCTTGAAAACCCTACCACTAGACGTATAGTCTGTGTTGAAACTACGATCCTTTCAGATGCATCGAATTCGATAGTGTAAATACCCGATGCTTTAAATCTATTCAGATCAAGTGTTAGTTTAGCCATTCTTTTTGAATTATTTTTCTGGACAACTTATGTATCCTTACGATCTATATATCTTCTTTATGTCAAGTAAATTGATAAGACGGTTAATAATTTCCACGTTTTCCTTTCTTTGATACATTCATTCCAGGATATTTTGGCTGAAAAGATTGTGCTTTATTGTCTATATCCCGAATGACTTGAAATAGGTCAGATAGCCCTTCCTCATTAGCATCGCCGGCAGACATTCTTTTCTCTACTGCGGAAACAACATATTGATTAACGCTGTCGTAAACATCTTCTACCATTTCATAAAAATCTGTAGAGTCAAAGAAAGGTACTAAGTTAACACATGTCATAGCAGTATCATCATTACCAGTTTGTGCTTCATACCGACCAACATTATTTATTCCAAACGATGAAAGTTCTTCAAAGGTTTTATACTCATTAACAACTATCTTTCTTGTTTGTATCAAATTGCGTAGTTCACGTGCATAAGATTCTTTATTATCCTTTTGAATCTTAACACCCAATTTAAGAGTGTCATTTGCCATTGAATGCTTAGTAAAAAGAAATATCTCTGGGTAAAATTCTCGGTTTTTTGAAAGACGTTCAAATACTAGGTTACCTTTAAAGTTAACCTCCATGACTATTTTGATCCGTTCTGGCTGATATATGTCAAAGACAAGGATTTCTAAAGCCTTTGACATATCTTCAACTGAGAGAACATTTGATCGAAACATACCTACTTGCTTTAGTCTAAAGAAAGAAGATTCATCATTCCAATTCTTTGTCTTACGAATCATTGCCGGCGATTTAGGCTCTAGCTTCATAATATTAATCACTGAATAATCTCGACCTACGCCGTCTCCAATATCAACAACAAAAACTATGCTTTCTTTTTTTGCGGCTGATGATGTAGGGTCATAGTCAGGATGCCAGGTAATTGCTTCAGACAACTCAGAATAATCTATAAAGTCATCAATTTCCCTCCACTTATACTTCTTAGAAATTCTTTTCATGTAATGCAAAGTAGATGAAGGTAAGAGCAGTCGAGAACTTGCTAAGAACTGGTTTCCATATTCTTGGTTAAACAGCTCTTCACTTCCTAAGTTGGCAATTTCTTGCCGTTTCCAATTATCATCGCGCCCGGGGACTTGCCACCAATCAACTCGTATTGAATGATACGCATTCTTTCCTTCTAATGCACCTTGGTATATCTCGTGAAAGAGATTCATGCCATTTGGTGTGGAAGAAATAATGATACGAGATATCTTGGATGAAGACAGCGTAGGATAAATTGAACGATAGAAAGACGATAAAAAGTTATTGTGAATATGCGCAAACTCATCGGCGTATAACAAGTGGATGGTAAATCCAATTGCTGCTGTTTTAGTAGTTGCTTGTGAGAATAGACGATTCCCATTATCAAACTTCATACCGGTAACTCCACCGGTTGCTGTTCCCGGCTTCATAAAGAAAGGAAGATTCTTTAGAATCGTTTTAATCTTATCAACAATTTCATTAGTAGTTGCAAGTTTGTTGGCAACTACCATGACATTTCTATCATAGTGAAAACACAAGTACCATGCAATAAAGATCGACGATGTTACTGTCTTACCAATCTGTCGAGAGGCAAGCATGACATTAAACCGGTTTTCCTGAAAGTTTTTAAGCATTTCTTTCTGATAATCACGAAGCGTGATTCGACGAATACCTTCATCGGTCATTGAAAAACAATACTTTTCACCAAAGTAGACCACGTCATTGGCACACTTTGCTAATTCCTCAATTTCTTCTTGCGAGTATTCAAAAACAATGTCTCCCGCTCGCATGTCTGTCTTGCCATCAAAAAACGGCGAGTAGTCAGCGGGTAGTCCTGCGTCTATGCGAACGACTTCTTCCGCTATTTTTTTGCTACTCCAGACTTTTCCTCTATTACTCATTCTTCTGTCTCCTCATCTTTTATGCTAGCATCGCCTTTTCTTTCTGGGATTGCTTGACGAATCATATCCATCAATCCTTTAGTACCACGAAACTGCGTGCTGTTTGGTGAATCGCCAGATTCCACACTGTATTCGCCTGGGCTTAATTGCGTAGGCTCTTCTGATTTCTTAAGTCGGTAATCTTCTTTAAGATTCTTGTAATTGTTCTCCATGATGACCATGAATTGAGCAAGATGCTTAACGATTTCCATTTTAGATCTTTGCAGAGATGATAGCACCTCAAAAGTTCTAGGATGAGTATTTCCATTGTCAATTTCTTCAAGTAGTTTAATGATAGCGTGTTCCGCCGTCTTCATTTGGAATAATAGGTTTGACACTGTTATTTTGTCAACCGCGTTTTTTTGTCTAACATAAGGTATTTCCGATATGATTGACTTATCTAAATAAAATTCCGCGATTGAGTCGACAATACCAGTTGCGGTGCCGTCTGACTCAGTTTTTACTAATTCGTAATTTAGAAATGTTGAAGCTGATCTTTGCGGAAGAACGGATTTTGCTTGATGTACTAGAGAAGCTACTTCCGTAACGTCCTGGTTAATCATTTTTTCCAATTCTTCTTTTAATTGCAATTCTTTAACTCTTTCTTCTGTAGGTTTTCTCATACTTATTTGGTTTTTCCGAAAAACGGCAGATTAAGACGAGATACTGCGTTATCAATTATGATGGCGTATTGCGCATCCTGAACAATAGTTTGATTCAGAATAGTCATTTGTTTGACTAGGTCGCTCTCTGTCTTATTGAATAATCTAATGTTTGTGTACATGAGATTGCTTGCTGGTAGGCGGTATAAATAATCACCATCACCTGCTGTTCTGTTTACCGGCTGTGCTATGTATGTCTTTGAGTATATATTCTCTAGATCAGTCGTCCGTTGCGGAGTAGAATCACCTTCTGACCATTTTCTAACCCAGACGTCAAGAGACACTTGCTGATAAAAATTATTTATGTTTAAGAAGAAAGCATACCAAGATCCTTCAATTAAGTTATTTGGCAAGATGAATGTAAGTTTTTCACTTGTCGACTTAAATACAAAATACCGGCTTGCATATATTGATAACTTCCAACCACTCTGTAATATACTATCATAGCCATCAAGTAAAACGGTTTCGTATGCAGGCTCTAGATGATAACCCGATGTCACGCTAGCGCTAGCCCATCCTGAATAGTATGCGTCCAAGAATGCTATTATTTCAGTGTCAACCTCCATTGTGATTAAGAAACCTCCGGCAATTGGAGTAGTACTTAAGAAAGTTCCATATAAAGAAAGACCGTTAAACCGTGTTACTTTTAATAGATCACCTAGCTGATAGCTACGTTTCATTGTAATAATAAAACTTATTGCAGTCGTAGTGGTGCTAACAGCACCTTTTTGTATTTGCCCACGGATGACATCCTTAGGCAATGTCAATTTTGGTTTAATTTCTTTAATCCATCCAAGAAGTGAACGTTCTTCCGTGCTATCGGCAGGAAACACGGATAATGCGCGATATGTAATAGCAGTAGGATTATTGGCGGTTGCAAATATTGATCGTAAATCGTACTGAGTTTCGGCAAGAGTTAGATTATAATTTCGTAGGTCTTCTTGGACTATAATTAGGTCATCATTTACTGAAAGACGGATAGGATCGTAATCGCGCGATCCTAGCTTAGGATCATACTGCTGTGGTTTAGTAATCTTGATTTCATCTTGACGAACTTCTTCGCCAAACCTTTCTTCGGAATTCCAAGAGATAGAGTCAAGCTCTTCACGTAAATCTTGAGGCTCATAACGATTAGACTTAGGAGCATACTTCTTAAGAGAAACTTTCCAATAAACCTCACGTTGCATGATATCTTTCCAGAGGTAAGAACTTTCTACTTCATAGATACGATTCGCTAATGGGAAATAGATAATGTCTCTTTTTTGCGGAGCTGTACCTATTCCAAATACTTCTTCAAAGTAATTCTTAACAATGTGTACCTCAAAAGGCATCTCAAAGTCAAGACCCATTGGCGTGAATTCTATCTTGCTATCAGGAAATTCATTATTGGGAACTAACAGTTTGACTATGCAAGGATCGTCTACATCATATAGCGTCCATTCATGAAGCGTGAAGTCTTTTCCTATTGCCATAGGAACTGCCCGCGCATATTGCACGTCGTGACCAAACAGCTTATTAATAGCGTATGACAATTCTTTATACAGAACAACCGCCGGATTAACTTCGTACGGTCGAAATGTAAAGTTTTCGATTTTTGTAAGATTGCTGATATTTCCTTTTTCGGAAACAAGGAGAGGCGGACGGTAGCCTAAAAATTTATCAGCAGCGTCAGCTGATTGCTCATACTCCAGATAGACATCATTAATTATGATAGGTCCTCCGCCAGTTAGCGTATACCGAAAGTCTACGTAGAGATCGTTTTCTGGATTAAGAATAATTTGGTTTAAGTTTTCTACGGTTAAGTCAATCCAAGAAGCCCGCACTAGGTTAGTCACGCCCCATCTAAATTCCCTTTTCACAGTTCCTACACCGGAAAGATCTTCAACCCAGTTAAGAAGTTTAGTTACGTAATGGTAAGGCTCTTGCTGTGTGAACTTGGCAAAGTCGCCAACATTCGTTAGTGTTGCTAACATTAAAAAGGATACTTTTTCTATATATCCTTTTTAATGCTACAGTATTACTTAAGTAGTTCGGAAAACTTTTTTATATCGTTAATCATGCGGTCCCCTAGTATTTCTATTCCGTCTTCAAGATTTCTGCGGGAAATTTTATGAACCTCGCAGTAAGTTTTTAAAACCTCTTCTGTTACCGATAGCGCAGCAGCTTTCTTTTCTTTCTCTTTTTTTGTTTTGACATACATCCAAGACGGCGTTCGGTTGTACCTCTTACTTAGGAGTTCCTGCCAAAAAGTAACAGCCTGTGCTGGGTTAATCTTAATATGATTGAAAGCTGCTGCTTGGACAGGAAAGTTAATACTTGACAAACGATTGACCATAAAGAAGTGTCTTGCTCGTTCATGCATTTTAGTTTTCTTAAACTCTTCGGGTTTAGAAAACATTCCGTTGATGAATTCGAATAGGTCAGGTGCTGCCATATATTGTTTTTATTCAGCTTTAGATTTTAGTTCTTTGCTTATTTCGTCAAGTCTGTTATTAATTCCTTTGTACTCTTTTTCAATCCACATGCTAAAGGTGAAGAAAGTAACCCACATCTGCCAATTAAGGCATTCTTCAAAAGGTATTGATTGAAAAGTTGATCGCGCAAGAGAAGAAACAATTATTATGCAGATTGCTATGAGAATAACTATTTTAAGTATGATTCCAATAAGTTTCATGGTTACATTTTAAATTGTGAAAAGATATCTGCTTCAAAGGTTCGTCCACCGCTAATGAAACGAGTACCTTCAAGAATAACGCTCATATCGTATTTCTGTGCACTTAATTCTTTTGTATCTTCTTCCTTAGAATAAGCAACAGTAAATGCTTCTTGAATGTCAGTAGGAATAATTCGTTTATCCAAGTAAACCAATTTAAGATTTCTTTCCAATCGCGAGCGGATTGCTTCAGCGGGAGCAACTTGTTTACACGCAGCTGATATACCATTGGCAACCTCGATGCAGCGTGATGGCAAGTCCATAACATCATTAATAGGATTTGACATTTGCATGATTTCATAAATCCTTGCAGCTTTGGATCCTGTCACGCGGTATGTCTTACCTTTATTTTCCCATGTCCAGATTGATGGTACTGCGTCTCCTGCGTCTCCAGTAATTACTTTCTCAAAGATCATATACGCTGCGTCAATTTCTTCTACAGTAACTGCGGAAAGAGCTTCTGCAATAAGATCCTTATTACGATTCATAAAGGTTGATGCGTCAAAGAGATCGTATTCTTCTGCTTTTAACCATTGTGAAAACCCTTGCGGAGCAACAATCTTGCGATTCTTAGAATTAGGATTATAGACAACGATAAAGTTTTTTCCGTTAAACTTAACGCACTGTGTTAAATCTTTATCACCGGTAACAATCACGCTATCTTGGCCGTCTTGAAAGAAGCGATCAGCCCATAGGTACATAAGATCATCGCCTTCGGCGCGTTCCTCTTTGGAAATGATAAAACCTTTCTTGGCAAGGATTGTTCCAAATTCATTCATGCATTTATAGAAAACGTCCCAATCAATAGCGGACTCATCTTTCTCACGATTTGACTTATAGCCGCCTTCTTCAATCTCAATGTCTTTACGCCAAGAACGCGAGTCAATGGTAAAGATTACACGTGATGGATTGCCAAACGTTCGAATGGCGTGTGAAAGGTCAGTGGCTACTTTACGCATGAACATCTCTTGATCTGTGTTTGAGCTAAGTAGCTTACCACCTTTGGAATAGCCACCAAAGATAAAGAGTGTTTTGTAAAATAGGTAATTTCCGTCTACGATGATATTCATGTTTTTAAGATTTAAGTAAATTTAACCAAAAGATTTGACATATGCAAATTTATTTTACACATAATGCCATTTTTGTAAGATGGCACGAACATTATTTTCAAAAGCTTTTTTCAGTGCAGGAAGATCATTAATTGCTGGCAGGTTTCCTTGAAAAACGATTCCTCTTTGAAGGTTTCCTTCTGTGTCTACCAGATAAATGTATGTTCTTACTCCTATCTTAACAATATCAAACTTTTTTTCGTTTAGTCTTGGATAGTTGTTTTTGATGTATTCTTTAACATCACTTACTCGACGTATCTCCATCTTCTATTTCTATTTTTGCGTATGGTTTTTTTCCACGCAGTTTTTGATTGAAAAATGCACCTTGCGATTCAGCTGCGCAGAATTCATTATATTCTTCTTGAGTTACTTCTCCGTACAAATACATGTTGCTGTTTGTCAACTCAACATACAGCTCTAGATCATCAGGATTGTACTCAGTTTTTTTAATAACGGATGAATTCCAAATTCTTCCTTCAGTAGTGATAATTTTCATATATGTATTTTAAGAATTAAAAATCATTTGACATTCATAAACCGCAGCAAGCATTGATATTGTAGGATCAATAACTGTCACACGTTGTGATTGGTAATGAGCTGTCTTGATAACAATTTGCGGAATTTTGGATACTTTTGTTGGATGGTTTTCTCGGATGTACTCCGGCAATTCACCTCCTAATGAAGCTAGCACTTCATCGACTTTTGAACCGTAATTTGTCATGAGAAACTTATAGTTCTCATGAGCATCACCGGTCTTAGTACAGAGCTCAAAGATATCGCGGAAAGAATAGTTTAATTGCTTAATGTCTTCAACTCGGATTTCTTTAACACCCTGAATAATAAAGTTTTGTGTCTTATTGAGAATTGAGCGCATGTCAGGAAAGTTTCTCTTAACGAATTCAATGACTGCGTCTCTCTCAATTGCGATTCCCGCATTCTTAAGAATTGACCAAGTTCGCTTAATGAACTCAACCATAACTTCTTTTTCCTCTTCTTTAGTAACAAAGTCAAAAGATAAGCAAGTAAATCTTGACTGTACTGGCTCCGGTACTTTATTGATATAGTTGCATGTGCCAATGAATCTTGCAGTGGAAGCAAACTTTTCAATGGTAGCGCGAAGTGCTTTATAGAATTGGTCGCTGGCGCCGTCCATCTCATCAAGAATAACCACTTTATATTTTTCTGCTCCGTCTAGGAGAGATATTGTTGAACACCAGTTAGTTATCTTATCACGAATCACATCAACCGAACTTTCATCAGAAACATTGATATAGAGATAAGGATAGTTGCTTGCGAGGACTTTAGCAAGAGATGTCTTACCTAGGCCAGGGGATCCATAAAAAAGATAATTTTGATGCAGCTCGCCTCCTCCAACGCTCTTGCGAATCCTGTCGGGTAGGATCATTTGCTCCAGAGTTTTTGGACGGTACTTTTCGGTAAATAATTCTTGAATCATTTTATGATCTTAGGGATTGGTTAGAAAGTTTTGCTTCAATATCAGTAACCGCTGTGTGCTTATCTTTAGCATCAACGTACTGTTGAACAAGTTTGTCCATCTCCTCGGTAATCTGCGGATGTTCTCCAATTCCTACTGCGTTGTTTGCATAAATTGAAAGACGCGCGATTGCGTCAAGTTCGTCTGCTTTATATCGTGCTTTCAGAGCATCAAAAAGTAATCTATTCATAGAGGGATTTTTCTTTATTGGTTATATTCAAAAAGTATACTATAGTTTTCTATTAATGAAAATTTTCTCCGCCAAACCAAGCAACTAGGATTTTCTTAGTACCGCTGCTGACTTTTTCCACCGCGTTAACAACATATCCAGGGAAAGCTGTTATTGTTCCCAATGATCTTGATGTAGTCAGTAGTTCTCCGATATTAATGACCAGCTGTCCTCCGCGGTATTCATCGCTAGAAGATAGGTTGAGAATCATTACCAGCTTTCTACCAGAAAAGGGTATTCCTGTTGCAATATCACAATGCCAGTCCAAGTAATCTTCGGTAGAGAACTCATAGTACCACATATGTTCCACCATGTCAAGCGGATCAAACTTATACATTTCCTCATTAATCTTTAGAGCAAGATCATACATTTTTCCATAGATCCACGCTGTTGTATCGTCATAATGTACAAAAGAACCCTGAAACTTTCCATGTTTCTCAGGCTCAAATGTTTGAAGTGATAAGTTAGATGTAATCTCTAAAATCTTGCGGCTGTCTTCGGTATCAAAGCCTTCTTCAATACAAGAAGGAGTTATGGGAGCTACAAGGTCAACGGTTTTGTGGTTTCCTATGTCTATCATAGATTAGAATTTATTAACAGCTTTCCAAATTTCGTCAAGCTTTTTTTCAGAGATCTTTTCCGAAGAGCTTTTAGTCATTAAGATTTGTTTGATAAATTGCAAACGGATTGCTGCAGTTTTAGGGTTTAACGTGGTTTCAATAATTGCATCCGATAACTGGGATTGAATAACAAGGCTGACAGATATTTTCATAGTTAATTAAATTGATAGTTAAAAATAACCAATCTATTTGAACCATGCAAACTTTTATTCATAAAGTTATTAACAAAAAATCCCAGAAGGTTTATACCCTCTGGGACTGTTAATCTTTTTGTTTATTAAAATCCTCCCATTCCTCCGTCTGACTGCTGTTGAATCTGCTGTGCAAGTTTCATGTCAGCTAAATCTTTCTCTGCCTGCTCAGCCTTCATTCTTTCATTTGCCGCAATGTCATCTTGTGAAAGCTTGAGGTATTTCTCTATAACAAATCGTGGTGTAAAGTAAGGAACATCAACGTCCATGCCGGTAGCGTCCTTTTTCTTGTCCATGATTTGCATCATATTGGAAGCAAAGTCAAGTCGCTTACCTAACATATCCATTTGCTTAAGCTCTTCAAATATGTTATCTTTATTGTAAGTAATTGCCAAAGTAGATTTAAACAATTCATCTTCTGCAAGTTCTGGGTAAATAAGGCCCATTTGAATAAATAGTGGCTTGAGAACAATTTCTTGATAGATTGAGCGTAGTCGAGTAATAAACTTGAAGAAACGAATTTCTTCTCGGTCAATACCGTCGGCTGATATTGAATACTGGCCGCCGCCGCCACCTCCCATACCTTTATCAAATCTTGAACCAGGTATCTTAGAATCCTCAATTAATTTATCTTTAAAGTATTGTAGCTGTGCAGGATCGCTTAGGTCAAATCCTTCACCTCCCATAACAGATATGTCGGGTGACTCACCGTTCTTAGATGGAAACAAATAGTTCTTGTAAAATTGCATTGAAGGAGAGCCGTTAATTGAAAGCTCACCTGAATCTTGGTTAAGATTAACGTCTTCTTTATAAATGTTAATCATTTCCGCAAGAGCCTCTTTAGCTTTTTGCGGAGACTTGGTTCCTATAGGTACCACCATCTTCATGCGGTAACTGGCGTTCATGATGTTCCAGATGACCCGGCTGTTTTCCATAATGCGCAATAGATTGAATGAACGTACCATTCTCTCCACATACGAAACACGGCCTGTGAAGTTACCTTTAGCGTATGATATGTAAATTACTTGTGAATCAAGGAGAACTCGTTTCATCGCAGGAATATCTTCATACTGTACCCAGATTTTTTTATATGTTCCGTCACTTGCCTTTTCTACACCAGGGCGTAAAGAAATTGGGTCCAACTCTTTAAAACCTACAATGTTTTTTCCATCTGGGTCAAATATGATTTCAAACGAAATGAAACCGTCAATTAAGAGCTGACGAAAATACGCCCAAGCATCGTGCCCACCGGAAAAATGAAAGTGTGCATAGATTTTCTTAAACTGTTGATTAAGCTCGGATATGACTTCTTTTTGATTGTCCGGAGAAAGCACCTCTCTTACTTTACCGATGTCAACATTACAAAAGTAATTGGAGTCATCATAAACAATTGCTTCATCGGCAATGGTATCTACAACAAATTCTATCTCAGGGTTCATTGCAAATTTTCTAAGATAGTCGCGTCTTGCTTTATAGTCTTTATCAAAAAACGCAATAAACTTTTTCTGACCTACATCAGAAAGAGCTAATGAATATAAGAATTCTTCAGGTAAATATCCTTGGTTACCAAATTCTGCTTCTGTAACACCAATCGCTCTTGACTGCTTTACGACCATATCTTCGTATCGCATACCAAGATTGGCTAAATTCTTTAGACTTTTTGAAATCTGTCCAAACACGGGATTCACCCCAATTCTATCAATAAAACCTGCCATGTATTTTTCTTTTTGTATATATTCTTACTTTCCAGGACGGATGTATTTCTTCTTATCTTTTGCTGTCTTAACTTTGTCAGGTACTTTTTTGTTTAACAGCCCCTTTACTTGAATGTACTCTTTCCAAACAGCTGCAGGAGGTTTTCCATTAAATTCCTTTGGCATGAAATACGGTATCATTTCCCAATCTTCCAATTCAATAATAACCGGCTGCGTGATTCGGGGGATTATGTAATTTCGATATGCCCATTGATAACCAATCTTTCCTTGCTGATTGAATATCTTTATTGTAAAATACCAATCGGTTAAGAACTTCCATGCACCTCTTAAACGTCCAATTGCTCCTTCATTTACCAGTTCCTCCGCATCTTTGAGATCATTCTTATAGATATCATAAAATATCTGCAATGTTTGTACTCTTTGTAGTTCGGGTAAAAAATTAAGGTTCAGCCCTTGAACTATCATATTACCTTCTTTAGAGATAAACTGAGAATGAACAAGAACCATAGGTCGCTTATCGTAAAAGTCCAATACATCTTTATAGAGAGGGTCGTATTTCCAAGTGTAAATTCTGCCAGGAAGAAAAAACTTAAGTTGCTTTACACTACCTCGTTCAAAAGTTTCTAGAAACCCGGTATCTGTGTACGGTTTTTTAAAATACTTGTCGTTAAAAAACTGATAGCCGTTCTTGCGAAGTTGATCCTTTCTATCGGCTTCGCGGTATGCTTCAAGAGGTGCTTTCATCTGCTAAACAAAAAATCTTCGGTAACTATAACAAACTTATAACCTCTTTCAGCAGCAAAAAGTTTTGCAGCGGAAAACTTAGCACGATTGACTAGCCAAGTCTTAAGAGCATAGTTATAGTTCTTGATTTTTTTGGTGGTTATTTTCTGTCCTTCAAGAAGAGGCTTTGTTAAAGATGCCTCCGGTTTTACTTCAGCCAAATAATCAACCTCGTTCTCTCCTTCTTTAACCCGCAAATAAAAGTCTACATAATAAGTATGTGTCTTGTTACCTGCTGGGTTGTCGAGAGGACTAACATATTTTATACCAACGGGCTCCGATGACCATCGGATAACATTTTCATTGGTATCGCAATACACGCAAAATCGATGCTCCCAAGAAGAACGATATATGATTTGCGACGTATCACCAATGTACTTTTCCGTGTTAACTAATTTGTAATATCCTTGACGAAACCCGCTTTTGTGACTGGGTTTATTTGACTTAATATCACTCACAATGATTGCTTTATTATACATTAATGTCTTTTTTCATCATAATGATTACTTTATTATACATTAAATACTGTAAAGGTTTTCGTTACTTAAAGAGATTTTTGATGTTGCACTTAACGGATGAAGCTTACGCCATCCTTTAGCAAATCCGTGTTTTATAATCTGCGTGTAATACGCAAAAGGATAATTTGATTTTTCTGGGTTATAACTTCTCCAGTATTTAATAACATCCATTAAAGCAAAAGCAATGCAATCTTTGCGATCCTCTTCATCTTTATACTTTAGTTTTTTTGATGTTTCTTTTGCCATAAGCATGAACATTTCCACTGCTCGTGGAGTAAGCTCGTCGTTTTCTTTTGAGATAAGAATCTCTTTCTTAAGCTCTTCTGGGTTTATGTAATTTGCCATAGTTAGTATTAGTTAGTGTTTGCAGAAGATGATACTTCCGATTCGTCATCAAGACTCTTAACATACGATTGAAGTTCTGCCATGCAAACATTTAATGAATCAAATGAAAGCTTGCTGTTTTCTTCAACTGTCTTTTTTAATTCTGCAAGCTCTCCTATGATTCCATTAACGGAATCAGTTAAGCCTGCAAGAAATCCTGTGAGTTCATCGGGTTTGTTTTCCCCTGTTTTGGGGTTAGCAGCGATATCATTCTCTGAATTATATACACCTACTTCATTTAGTTCTAGGTGCTTCTTTTTTACCCGTGACTTTCTTGTGCCATCAATAATAATTTCGATATCGTCATTATCGCCTTTTGATGTATAATCAACTGCCTTGATTAAAACGGGGAAACCTGCTTCTTTACCTGGATAAGTTTTACCTAAAGATCCTTTAACAAAACCATAGGCCTCGCGAATTCCTACCGTTGCTCCGTCTCCCTGAGATTGTATCTCAAGGTCGTTTCCTGGTTTGGATTCTGAGGCCTTCTTGGTTACTTTAATGTCTGCTGGTTTGACGGTTTCTGTTGTTCCGTCGTCAAACTTAATTACAATAGTTTTTCCTGCTCCGCTTAAGCTAGTGACTACTGCTTTTTTTTTAAGTATTCAACTTCGTCACCTGCATTTACACCTAATCCTTCAGTCACATGAGTGAAAGCATTTATGGCATTCTTTGCATTGTAGTATTCTTCTCTAACAGAGTCAACCTCTTCTTGAATTGCGGCAATAAGTTCTTTTACTTCAGAAGATTCGCGAACATCTACATCTGTAATGGATTCAAGAATATTCTTTCTTTCTTCTAAGTAATTGATTGCGTCCATACATTCAGTAGCCTTTTCTTGAAGATCAACAATTGTTTTATCTTCTTTAGATAGAAGCTCTTTAAACGTTAATCCTAAATCATAGCTAGCAAACTCCATAACAAGATTTCTACTTTGCGATGCATTGCAATTAGGATAGAATCGTGTTTCATTCATTAGGTTGTCAGCAGTGAAGATAAAAGTGTTTTCGTTTAACTTAAAAACATCAGCACGACGATGAGGCATTCCTTTTGGATAAATTGACTTCGTAAAGTCAAGCTCAAAGATAGCATCCCAATGTTCAACCAATTGGCCGACTGCGCTAATTACTTCTCTTTCCTCCATACGGAAAACACCGGAATTAAGATACACACGGTGGAATTCATCTTTAGTTACTTTCTTGTTATTAACAAAGATAGCAAGACCTTCGGATTCTTCGACAAGTTCCACCTTTTTATCACGAGAGAAAACCTTAATGGAGTTTTCTAAAATCTCTACATTATTTTGCGATAAGAAAGATGAGATAAATGTAAAGTAAGAAGGGAGTTTGGCATTTTCATCTTCGGTTAACGGTCGCATTTTGTTGCCGTTCTTTACGTAGGCTACACCGTTTACCGCAAAAATTTCGTCGTTCTCTGAAATGATTACCGGTGAGTATGATTTCTTGACAATTACGTCAGCACCAGTTGCTTTAAGTTGAAAAGAATTTTCAGATTCTATTACAACATTATGTAAATTGCGAATTGCTTTGTCATGCAAGTATTTACCAAGCGATTCGATTAGAGCAACACGATTTGTTGGTGTTCTGTGATTAAGATATTCATTGATATGTTTTTCAATCCCTGTCATTAAGAAAGCAGAGCTAGAATTGTTTTTTGCTTCGTGAACAGCTTTATAAATCTTGATGTCTTCAGAATATTTCTTGCTGTTTACGGTTAATTCATCAATAGCTTGTTTTACCGTAGGATCCCACGAAAACGGTGCCAAAGATTCAAGTACGTGATCAACGATCAGCCACTCAGGAAGGCTTTCTACTTTGGAAAGTTTTTCCAACATGTATAATGCAGTAGGATGTTTTGCCAGCTCAGATTCTCTAATGCTCTTAAGCGATTTCTTTACACCCAAATTGTGCATTTCGGTAATACGTGTGATTTCCGTAACGAAATTGACTACATCGCTATCATTGATGTTTTCGAGATCGCTAATCAGTCCTTCTGAGATTTTCATCTCAATTTGCTCAACAGCTTCCGGTGAAATGTTGAAGATAGAGTATTCGGTGCACTTCTTGAGAGCCTCTGTACAAACGTTTTTAGCTTCTTCTGAAGAAGTAGAGGAGATTAGCCCTTCAATTCTTTTTCTCAAATTTGACATCTTTTATATGTTTATTTTCTTGTTTATATATCTCGAGTTTACTCAAGTTTTTATCACTGTATGTAGATTTTTCCAATCGTTGATGATGTAATATAAGACCCACCAGTGATTTGCGCGTTTACATTATTATTTATACCTAATCTGTTTTGGATAGGATCAGCATATGTAATCGTTGATCCTGGTGGGACACCTATACCTTCAACGGTTAACCCAATAAGCAAAGACTTATCAAGTAAAGATGATACAGCAGGATTAACATTTTTGATATATGCGTTTCCTGGAGCAGGAAGCGTACTGTCCACATCTCCGGTAAAACTTAGCTCTTCATTAAGTTCTTTATATGTAAGTTCAGAGTTAGCGTCTTCTATCTTAAGTTCAATTTCAGTTAAAGATGAAGGAGTAAATCCTGCGCCTTGATTAACGATTGTGTAACCTACAACTTCTCCGCCAATGACGTTAGCCTGGATCACAGGTTCAATAAAATTGGCAGGAAGAACAGGAGGCGTAGGGAAGATACCCACTTCTATGATATCAGTCGAGCCGTATGAAAATCCTTTATCAAAAATAATGATTTTTTCGACTTCGCCTAATGCGTTAATGATAGGCCGCGTTTTTCCACCTCTTCCACTAGATGTGGTTATTGAAGATCTTTGCGGTTCAAATACAATTTCGTTTCCGCTAGAATTAAAGAACGGTAGTTCCCAATTGTAATATCCGTTGTTTACTTGATTCTTGGCAATGGGAATCCATGTGTCGGTGCCCGCTATTCTATAATAGAGGTTAACTCGCAAAATAGGTCCGGTGTTTGTCCAAGTAATTGGTAGGGAGCCGCCGGAAAAGAAAGTTTCTTGTGAGATTGGTGATTCAAAGGAAAATGTAGAAGGCTTTGGGCGCCCAGGAAAGGTTTCATCAAGTGAAGCTGAATTTCCTCCGATATCCATTCGGTTTGCGTTACTTCTTAATGTAGTAGAATCAAGTACTGGGTAATATGTTTCTACTTCAATATTAAACTTGACTAGGATTCTTTCATTTGATTGATAGCTAAATTGAAAAGTTTTTTCTACACCAAATTCTTCAGAGAATCCTGCTTGACACGGAATTCTAAATCCTCGAAAATTAACAGAGAAAACTTGTGTCTTATAGAAAGTTTCCATAAGAGCCTGCTCAACCTTAAATGCGTCAAGATTACTATCAACTTCTACCTCAATAGTAAATGTCATTGAGAGAGGAAGAGAATTTATGAAAGCGTTAAATTGCTGTATCTCACCATTGACCTCTTTAACAAAAGTACCACGAACAAACCTATGAGTTAGTTTTGAACTGTCAATACTTTTTGAGTCCATTGTTACAATACCACGGGGTATGACATCGTAATTCCCGTCTGCATGCCGAGGATGAATGCAATCATTCCACTGTAAAAAGTAGTCCTGTAAAAATCTTTCGTCACCTCCCATATTGTAGAAGAACGGAACATAGACAATATCTATGACGCTGTCTGACAAAACATTTTCAAAGAAAACCTTGCTATTCAGTAGATTAACGATTCCAACAATGACAGCTCGTGAGTGTACATTATCTGTGTTGTACTTGTGGAGGAAGTTTCCCATCTAAGTATATATCATTGTATTTTTTCCACGGTTACATTAGAGAATCCGTTGTTTTTTGATATTTCTAATCGGTAATCAAATATTTCGGTAGGTAACTGACTATGATTAATCACAAATATGTTTAGGTTAAGGTCCTTACAAGTTTTGTGAAGGACTCCTAAAATATGATAGATACCATCGCTATCAATGGATGAAAAGATTTCATCTAAGAAGACTAAGTTAACGCCAGCAAATTTCATCTTCATCATTCGGATTAATGCTATCAATGCAGCAAAGTCAACTTTCTTTCGTTCACCGGTGCTTAGTTGCTCAGGTGCTACCTTAAATCCAAGATGTTGAATGTCAGCTTCAAACTCTTCATTAAAAGTTACTCGGTAATCCATATTAAGATCAGCAAGAACCCTTTTAATTTCTGAGTTCAGCAATGGCAAGATTCTTCGTAAAGCAAGAAGCTTAATTCCTTTATCGCCAAAGATGTCTTCCACTATTTTGTAAAAGTTAGCCTTTCTCTCTTCTACATCTTTACGAGTCCGTGCCTCTTCTTGTTTCTTTTGCGAATCATCAATGATGTTCTTTAACGATGATGTTTGCTCATCGCTGCCGTTAGACACATTCATCTTGGTTAGCTCTGCATGAATTCCGTCTATCTTTGCCTTTGCGGTTATCTTCTTGCGATTGGTTTCATCGTATAAACCCTTTAGATGTTTTCTTTTTCCTTGTAGATCTATTTGCAGTACCTTTATTTCATCAATCTCTGCTTTTACATCAAGGTTTTGTTTTTTGTATTCTTGTAAGATACCTTGATAATAATCAGTGGTTAAATCAGATTCGCAGGTAGGGCACTTTCCTTTTTCATAAAGACTTATTTTTTCTGACCGATGACGGCATTCCCATTCTAACTTTGAAGTACTTTTATTCCAAGTCTCTAACGATTCGCTTAAGTCTTTATCTTTATCTTCAATTTGTGATAAGTGTGACTGCGCTTTTTCTATATACCCATTTAACTTATTTAAGCTTTCTAATAATTCTTCCCGTTTTTCTTCACCAGCAATCTTTAGTTTTTCATTAAGCGAATCGAGTTCTTCGTTTGATTTTTGAATAGTTCGGTCAAGAACAGATATCTCAGTAGTGATGAGTTCTGCCTGTTCTTTCAATAGCTTAACCTGATAACGAACTTTCCATTTAACAGCGCCAATAATCTCTAAGCCAAAGAGTCTATCAATTATCATCCTCTTATCATGAACACGCATGCTGATAAAACTTTTAAAATCGTTGATTGAGAGGCTGATCATATTATTGAACACATAGTACGGAATACCTAAGATTTCCTCTTCTAGGAATTCCTGCATATTTTTCTTTCCTGCTTGGTCGTATTCAATTCCATTAATGAAGAGACGAAAAACGCTAGGTGCTAAACCTCTTTCAATAGTTACCAGAGTTGTAGGATTCTTTTCAACTACAATCTTGACATGTGCGTTTCCGTTAAACCTATTAGGTATGTCACGCAACGATTTTGAATCAACCTTGCCGTAAAGTCCAAACTTAATAACGTCAGAAATTGTAGACTTACCCGCTCCGTTTGAGCCTACAACAAGAAAGAAACTCCCTTCTTGATCGTCAAACGTAATGTTCTGTGACTTATTTCCGTATGACCCAAAATTCTTAAATGATATACTACGTATTTTCATAACTCCGTTTTTCTTCAAGTTCTTTAGAGGCTTCGTGATAGAAACGAACGCTGACCTCTTTTAGTTTTTCTTTTACCTGTTCGCTGTAAGGTAAGCCTTCAACATAATTTTCAATCATACTAAGAATGCTGATTTCCTGGCCATCTTCTACATCCTGTTGCGTATCGTCGGCAGATTCTTCATCCGTTATGATAATGTGATTAATTCTTCGATACCCCGTAAAGTTTTCAATAAAGGTTGAGAAAGGAAACTTCAAAGCCCACTGCGGACTTATTAGTATATCAACAAAATTGTTATTGAAAAGATCCTGCAGTTCTTCCACATTCTTTTCCAAAATCCATTCTAATCGGTATCGCAAAAACTTAGGTGATACGGTATTTTCCCAGCAACGTTCTTCATTGGTTTCTAAGTCAAGCAGCCAAATTGCTTTCGTGTTTCCCATGTCTGACCGAGTCAGTTCATAAGGTGCACCTAACATCCGTACGTTCTTTTTCTTTTGTGAGTAGTGGATGTGACCAGAGTAAACACGTTCATATCCGCCAAAAACATCAATATCAGCGCCGTGTTCAATTTTGGTGTAACGATTAAATGAAAGACCGCTAACGTCTGCGTGGCAAAACAGAATGTCCGCCGAATTCTTTGGGTCCTTAATGATTTGCGTTAGCTCATCATGTTCCTCAACCCAAGGAAGAAAAAACATTTTCTTACCTGCATGATTGGTTATCATTTGCGGTTCTTCAAACACATGAAAGTTGGATAAGTGTTTGAATATCTTCATTGAGTTAACCTCATTGGAATACTTCATAAAGATATCATGGTTACCCACAATCGTATAAACCGGCATAATAGCTGCAATGTCTTCCATAATAGACATTGCACGGTTCATCACATATAAGTTAATTGACTGCCGTGAGTCAAATGTATCTCCGCAATGGACAATGATATCGCCTGGGCGCCCTTCAGTTTTTAGGAGAGGAATAAACTGTTCGCGAAAGAAGCTTTCAATAATGTCCATCCACTCTCGTGAATTTGAACGTACACCAAAATGTGTATCGGTTATCAGCCAAACTCTGTTTGCTTCAATCTTCATTAGAACAATCGTTTAATTTTATGTTTGGTAAAAATTGCATACTTACCGTCAAGTTCCCGGAGAAGGGTTTCTTTATACGTAGGAGCAAGTTCTTGATACAAAACTTCATATGCAATGGTCATAAAGTCAGCAATACTAATAAATTTGTCAATAGCAGTTATTTCTGCGCTTTCCGGTAAACGGGAATCAAAGTAATAAAAGATTTCAGCAACTTCACCTCTTGGAACCTTTTTGGGTTTGTGATATTCATCGTAGTACTTAGAAGCTACAAATATCTCGTAGATGTCTTGTTGCATTTTGCTTTCGTTGTATTCATCAAAAGCATCGGGTGAAGTAAACTCATCAACTATGTTAATCTTGCCAAAGACTTCGTATTCTAAGTCGCCTGAGTTAAACTTGTTGTTAAAAATTTTATCATCTTTCATCATTCATTGATTATTGGTGAATCAGGGTCTTCAGTAATTCGCATAAGATCATAATTGATCATAAACTTTTTCCTACTGTTTTTATACCCGTCGTCCCTGTTTGCGATGAGTTTTAATATGTACTCTCGATTTGCATGCATGACTTCATCTTGTATGATACCAAACATGGCATCAACCGTATGTCCTAATGCAGCTGATTCCGAAATGTTATTTGCGGATAAATCGGTACTTCCAAAACCAGAACGATTAACCTGTGTTGCTGTGATAATAGCCCAATCATTCCTCATTGCCATAGCACGTAGATCTTCGGCAATTTGTTTGATCTTCATGTAAGTATTCTCTGTGTTGGGATTTCTCCAGTTCTTAAGAATGTTAACATAGTCAAGAACAATTACTTTAAACTTAAATCCTTTGAGCTCTTCCATCTTCTTTAGCCATCCTTCAATATCGGGAACACCCGCGGCAGAAGTAGGGAATTCTTTAACATAAAGTTTTCCTGGTATCTGTAGAGAATCATATCCAATATCCGAAAGTTTCTTTTTCATAGAGACATCATCATCGGCAACACTGCCATATTCTTTCATGTTGATTCCCATTAAGTTGGCACCTAGACGTTTAACCACCTTGCGATCTCTCATCTCTAATGAGATAACCGCGGTATTGTAACCCATCCGAACACTGTTTGCCGCAATGTTTGCCAGCCAAATTGACTTTCCAATTTTCATTTCCCCAATAAAACAGAAAAGTGCTTTTGAATAGAATCCTCCACCCAGAACAAGATCAATGTAAGAATACCCAGACGAAAAAGTATCGGTGGATAGCTGAGTATGCGATTGTGGATTAAAGAAGTCAAGGCCTTCATCAAAGCCAAACTGAATGTTATTCCTATCAGAAATAATAGACTTTGCTGTCTGTACAACTTCGCTAACATTTTCGGTGTTAATCTTGGTTGTCTTAAGATATGCAATTAGATCATAAACCGAAAGGTCAAGATTTTTATATTCAATCCAAGAGCGAGCTGATTCTTGTAGCCAATCATTATCGTATTCTTTCAGATTGGTTTCGTATAATAGGTCTAGCTTATTACTACTGAGTTCTTCACCTAAACCTCTTTGTTTTGCAAGTTCCACCAATTGTGATTTTTTAGGTGGAGACCCGTATTTTTGAATGAATTCAAGTGAAAGCTCATAAGACTTTTTAATGTCTTCTGACTCAAAGAACCGCGGCTTGACTATGTTAGTCAGTTCTCGGTTATCCATTAAGTAGTGATAGAATATTTTTTCTAAGTGCGTGCTGACCATATAGTTATTTTATACAAAAATGAGAAATTAGTTTCACATCCATTCATGTGATTCTAAACGGTAGGAATTTGCGGAAGTCTTATTACCTTTAAGGTAAAAACTTTTTATGTCGGATAGATCATCTGGATGGAATAAGTACTCAAGGAATCCACGAAGGTCTTCAAGAGTACCTAAACAGGTTTTCATCCCAGGCCAAACGTTTTCTGCTGTAAAATCTTTTTCCAACAGGTCTCTGTCTTGCAGCGTCCGTAACAGGACATACTGCAAGTCAGAGTGGCTGGGATAACCTGGTACCTCTTGATAGATGTCAAGATAGTACTTAACAGGAAGTTTCTTGGTATTAATCCTCATTTCCTGTTACGTCTTCGTCAAGTTCAAGATCATCGGCAATTTCGCTTAAATCATCCATAGAAGTTATGTTAGGTAACATAAAGGTTTTCTTAATGACCTTTTCATCGATTTCTCGAAGAACATCTTCGGTAATTACTTTTGAAGTAAACAGTTCTGCAGGTTTAACAGTAGCACCTAAATGTCTAACTGCTAAAGATTTTGCCGTAGGCTTATCTTCAAAGTAAAGGAATGTTTGTTCGCCAGCTTCTTCTCTATGAACAAATCGGTTCTTTATCATGCCTTCGCGTTTTTCGCTGCCTTCAGGATACCATTTATCAAATTCTTTTTGATTAAGTAATTTCCCTCTCTGGATTCCGCAGGTTTCCCAGTTAATGTATTGTTCTAACCCAACATACGGATTCATACCTCGGTAAAAGCTAATATGAAACTTGATAGTAAGTGGACGAGCGAAACGATTCTTAGCAGGTTTCGAAGTAACCACGATTCCGGTTTTCATAGCAAATCCGTTAGAGCCAACTTCGCCTTCTTTCAATCCTGCCTTTGATAGCTGAACAATAATAGATGCGTTGTAAATTGCTCCTCCGCCACCAGATATGGTTTGTCCAGGAATGAATGAACCAATACTTGCATACGTATGGTTAGTAAAAATGAAAGGAATCTTAAATTCAGCAAGATCCGTGGTAATCACTCGGAAGAGAGAACGAAGATCTTGTTGTTTTGTCATATCTTTCTTTTCACTACCTGATGCTGCGTCAGCGCGTTCTTTGGTTGTTGCTAGGTTTCCTAAAGAATCTAAGACTAACATAATCTTAGGAACTTCAGCACCTTTTGCGCGTGCTGTTTTTAGCTGATCACAGAGGTTAGAGACAAAGTGTCGAACTTCCAAAGAAGTACCTACTGGTTGGTAACGAACCCGGTCAGGATCAATCCCAAAGTTCTTCATGGTAGTTTCGTCAACCGCAGCTTCTGAATCACAATAGATAATATAGTAGCCCATCTTTTGTGCTTCTCGACAAGCATTCAGAGTCAAGAATGTTTTCCCAGTTCCCGATTCTCCTGCAAAGCAAATAGATCGGCTGTTAGGTATACCTCCAAAGAGTGATCCTGTTAACTGTGCGTTAAACATGTAATTCCCCGTAGGGATGTACTCATCGACTTTGGAAAAGGTATTAGATGTAATAATTGATCCCTTTGGATTGATCTTAGTCAACGCAGCATCGAGATCATTAAATGAAAATTGTTTTGCCATTTTCTTATTGGTGTTTTTAGTTGTTTCTGCAATGGAAACTGCAGTAGCGTCTTCTTCTAACCATGAAGACATTGGTCCGATTTTTTTTATCATATGAATCAGAGTCATCCGTCCATGATGATCCAAACATTGCCATATTAAAAAAGTTGAGTTCTAACTATTAGTTCAGGCGGAAGAGGAGGAAGGCCTGTTGCAGCAATAAAACGATTAATAGGATCAATGATACATTTTGCAAATTGCGTATCATAATCAACAGGCGGCGCAAACTCAGATGGAAAGTTTCCTGGAAGGTATGCAAAAACATTCTGCCCACCTTCTTCTTGTCTTGCATAATAGTACCTTACCTTATCACCGCTTTTAATTAATTGATATTTTGACTTCCACTTTGAATTGTTTAAGGTATAATTATAGTAACCTGCTGCGCGAACATGCATAGGGCAGTGTTCATTAATCACAAACTTTTTTCTATCTTCGCCTATACCTTTTTCATAATCGCTAATACTTGATGACATTGAAACGTTTTCCACATTGTCAAGCATAAACGATTCTTTCTCTTTCTTTAAGAGGTCAGCAAACTTTCGCATGTTAAGCTTACCTCTTTCTTGGAAGATTATTTTTAGGAGTTCCATCAGTTTCTTTCGAGCAAATGCAGGAGTGGAAGACTGTACAATTTCCACTCCTTTTGCATCAATTTTTTTCTGCGGCTCGTAATATGTTCCTCCACCAGCACCTGATTTCCAGGCTTTATCCATCACATACTTTTTCTTTTTCAAAAAGATAGCACTGTGCGATATGGTTTCCATCTCCAGATCTTGAATGTTTTCTGTCCCAGCTTGGTTTGCCATTGCTGTAAAGTTTTTATCCAAGTAATCCTTTAAGCGATGTTCATATATCAAATGGATAAGTTTTCTCGGATCTTCTGTCCAGTCGGTTCCTTTGACGACGTCTTGGAAAGATACATAGCAAGAATCGGTATCTCCGTAAACCGCAACCTCATCTTTGATTTTAGTGGCTTTGGTTATTCCAATTTTTTCGTGAAGCTGTGTGTCACGATACCAAAAATCTGTGAAGTAGCGATTAATGATCTTGCTTACATACTTAATCATTTCTTGCCCTTGCAAGGTAATGGCTTCTGCAACACGAACATTGTAACCTACGAAATACGGAGACGCAGTAGCACCGTAGACCGAGTTGATGAAAATTTTGATAGCCTGCTCCTCATTCTTTTTCAGATTCATCAACCAGGTCAGTCGATTGATCTCCGCAACGATTTCTTCTTTGCTTGCTGTATTTGGATCAATCTTACAGTACTTCATTAATCAGCTTTTCCGATTATCATCTTGGTATCAGTCTCAATTGAATGGAAGATCAAACGATCTTGATTCATATAGACCATTGTATCTTCTTTATCGATGTAAGCAAATTGCGATTTGTAAACTGAAACGTTTACATCCGCTGATGCATTACCTACACTAAGAAGAGAAAGATCATAGCTCTTACCGCTAGCTTTTACTTGACCCTCTTTAACGCTGATGGTTAAAAGTTTTTGATCTGAATCAATTCCAGTTAGTGAATTAATTCGGCCTTGTAATTCTTTGGTTAAAACAAAGTTTACTTCAGAAGTACCAGTGTCGGCAATACGATCCATCATTTCATCTGTGATATGGGTGAAGAGACGTAAAGATGCACACTGAAAGTTAATCTTTAACGATTCATTGCGAAGGATGAGGTCAGTACCTACAGTTCCTTCAGACGTATTTTCCATCTGAATGATAAAATCAAGAGCGTATCCTTCAAAGTGTGAGAACGACTTAATCAATTTATCAACCGAGTATACACCAAAGATGATGTTGCTCATTTCCGTTGCATCCGGGTCAATGTTAAAGACACGATTAATTTCGATCTTTGAAGACTTAACCACACTTCTTTCAGGTGTATGAGTTTTTGCTTTCAGATAACCGTCAGACATTTCTATTAGTAGACTACCAGAGATCGATGAGAATCGCTTTAAGAAGTTAACAAACTCAGCAGCATCGGACATCTGCAGAACCATTTGTTTTTGTTTTGTCATTTCTAATGTTTCCATTTTTAATTGATTTGTTTTTGTTTATATTAAGTTTGAGAATAAAAGTTCTAAATTATTTGATCAGCTAAACCATGTTTAACGCAGGTCTTTGCATTCCACCAAATGTCTCGTGATAAGATTTTGTCAATTTCTTTTTTTGGTAGCTTTGTCTTTTCACCGTACCAATCCTTAATTGTCTTCATGATAGTTGTGTTACTATTATGATCATCAGTAAGATCGGTATATGCACCCCATGTTCCAGCTCTTAGCTCATGAACCAACATAAATGCGTTTTTGCGAATAAGTCTGCGTGTTGCTGCAATTGACATAAAGGTTGCACCTGATGCAGCACATCCTTCAACAATGGTTATGATTGGCACAATCTGGCTGATTCTTTCAATAGTATCCGCAACAGCAAAAGAAGAGAATACTTCTCCGCCGTATGAATTGATGTGTAACCAAATAGGTGCAGGTGTTCCTACTTCTTGCATTGAACTAAATGCGGTAGGAGCAAGTCTCATTGATAAGTCCTGTAAAGAACGGTTAAGGCTCATTGCTGATGATGGCGTAATTGGCGAATAAAACCAGATATGATCACCGAGAACGGTAATGCCTTGCTCCCCTGATTCTTCCCCATCATCACTGTGCTTCCCTCTAACGGGAGGTACTGTCATAGACAATAATCCTGGATTAGTTGTCTGATTAATTGTCGTTTTCGGTTTCGTGTTCTTCTTCATGTTTATTGTTATTGGTGCTATTGGTGAAAACTTCAATTCCGTCAATTTCTTCTTCATCGGAAAATAAGTCGGTTATACTATTACTGCGATTTTGTGTTGCTCTTTTTAATGCGGTATCTTCCATTGAGTCAAATACTCGTCTTGCTTCTGTTAATTCAATTTCTTGGCGGGCAACCTCAACTTTAAGTTCAGCAATCTTTTTTCTTGTTCTATCAAGTTCTTCTTCGGAAAGTGAGCGTAAGAGAATTGCGTCAAGTCTTCGTTGAACCTGTTCGTATCCTTTTGTTAAATCTTTCAAGAAGACGCTTATCTCTTCATCAGTTCGCATGCGCTTACCTTTTGTTTCCAACATGAAAAGAAGATACTTTTCTTTAAACATTTGGAATAAGAGCTCTTCATCATTAACACGCTTAAAGTAATCTAGCTTACGAACTTGTAAATCAGCTAAGCGATAGCGGTAATCATTAACATAATCTTCAATACGGTCGTATTCTATAACAAGGCCGTCTTTAATAAAGACAGGTGTTTCTGTAACCAAGATCTTATTTGAGCGATCTACCTGCATGACAAACGACTGCCATTCTTCTAATGATCCGCGGAATCTTAAAAGAAGATCTATGTTGGTAGAAGAATTGTTGGTTAAAGAAACGTTAGCATAATTTGACATTACGCTATCCAGCTTTCTGAGAAAGCTGCCGTACTTCATAAGAGGAGGTATCTCTGTAATATGGATTGTACGCTCAGAATCGTTAACCTTCACAACCCCTTCAATTAGCCAAGTCTTATCCATTCCTTTGTACCGTGTGATCTTGCCGGTAAACCCGCGAAATTTGGGATGTACTTCTTTAATCTTTCCGTTAAGAAACTTCTGAATGTCATCGAGACTTCTTGGCAAAACTGTCGTCTTGTAACCTACGGCAATACCCACAATAGTATTTGTTAGTCCGATGGGAAGGTCAACCCATAGAGGATTCCATGAGCCTTCTTCATTTTTCTCATTTAAGAAATTGTTCTTGCGAATGATTTCCGCAATTTTTGGATTGATCTTGATTGATGTGTAACGAGCAGCAGATGCTTCGTGATTGATTGGCGTACCAAAAAAACCATCGCCTAATAGTAATTGATCGCTGTTACCAAATGGTCTTGCCAACTTATTGATTGCTCCGGTTAGCGATTTATCACCGTGATGATAACCGTCGCTGATACAAGAACCTACAAGAGAAATTGTTTTATTGTAATTCGTTGGAGCGTTTATCATAATGAAACGCTGAACATTAGTCAGACCATCATAAAAGGACGGAATCCCACGGTTCTCTAAAACATAGAGAGCGTAGTTTCGGAAGTTCGTATCGATCTGCCGAGAGATGTTAAGAGGATAAGATTTATGTTTCAAGATTCTCAGATTATTTGTGTTTATATACACAAAGTAATCGCGAGTTCTTAAAGCCTGATTAGGCTATTCTGCCAGATGATATCGGCAATTTTCTTCGATATTAAAGTATCGGATGGATAGTGAATTCCCGTAAGTTCTCGACTCTCTGCTATTCTTTGTCCTAGCGCTTTAATGTCGGATGCAGCATCGGGATACTTTCTTGCATAGTGTTCACTCATAACATACGCGGTTAACGCGTGACCACTAGGATACGCAGCTGACATTGCATCAGTACGTATTAAGGGATAAAGAGGGTAGTTATAGTACTTTGCAAGTTGATAGGGGCGAGGACGATTGATGACATCTTTCAGAAAATGTAAAAGTCCTTCTGTCTGCTGATCTACTCTAAAGAAACTTCCCATGTCTTCTTTATGACCCTTTTCATCTAATAGATCAATGAAGGTTTGCGCAAGATTGCTAACATCATCAACATGACGAGCAAATGTAATTTCTTCTGCGGTTGCCTTTGCGGTTCTGTCTACCAAATACTCCAGATCTTTTTTTGTTGTGATGCTGTCATTAACCGGGCTTTCTTCTTTGATCTTTTCGCATAGTCCTTTCTGCACAAACCAATCTTTAATATAATCGTCGGGCCGCTCCATAATTTCAATGTATTCACGAGGAGGATTACCGTAATTTACTTGATTGATGTCAAGACTAGAATCTAAAACACTCACCTGTGCTTCGTAAAGGTCCGTCTTCTTTTTCTTCCCTTTGTCAGGACCGCCTTCATGAGGTATCATTCCTTGGGCAATAAGAGAAGTCTTTACGCCAAAAGGAATGTCTTTGCCTTCTTCATACTCTGCCTTGTACTTTTGCAGAGTTTCTTCTTTGTAAGGAGACTTTTTCTCACTGATGAAATCTTTATAGTTTTTCATTTAGCTTTATGTTATTGTTCATTATTGTGTTTGCATTTGTGGCACATGTAAGGATCATTTCCACCGGTAACAATATCCCATTGCCACCCACAGCCATCACAAGTAATAACACCATCTTTAATACTTTCCATTAAATCCTTTCGTCCAAGTTGTTTGTAAACTTCTTGTCGAACCTTTTCCATTTTATCAGCGTACTCCGGATCTTCTTTTCGATTAAAAACAATTTGTTGAGTAATGCTACCGCTAATCTTTTTCACATCTTTATTGCGTGTTTTAATAAGCCACGCAGCTAAGTCTTTAATTCCTAAATCACGGAAACGTCCTTCAGCATCTGGAGCGTCGCTATCTTTCCAATCAGGAGCACCTGCAGGTTTCTTTTCAATTAGCCAGTCTTCAAATAGTTTAAGATGTTTCATAATTTGCAAACTTTAATTATGGCATAGACATATACTCATTGCACATCTTCTCAACAACTTTCATCATTTCTTTAAGCTTTTCGTTGCATTCAGCTTTGTAACTTTCTGCAGTTTTTTCTGTTTCGTCTTCGTGACAAGCTTTCATTTCTTCACACATAGCTTCACACATTTCATTACATTTTTCCATCATGGCTTCTGACATGCATCCGCCTTCTGACATAGTAGATTCGTGCATACTTGTAAATTCCTGGAATGATTTAAAGTTTTTCATGGTTTCTTGTTTTTTATTAGTTTATAGTTTTGAGTCGTGACCTCCGTCTCTTACTTCTTTGGCAAGATCTTTATCAGCCTTGCCCCATGTGCCTTTACCTTTGGTTAAAAAGCTATTTACTCTAGCATACGCCCATTGTGCTTGTGGAATACCTGGACGGTGCCCACTTTTCCAAGCAGCCATTCCGCGTCTCATTACAGCTCTAAGAATTCCTATAGGAACACCTGTCTCTTCTTGTTTATTCTTAAGCCCAGCTTCCAGCTTTTCATCATCAATAGGTGTACGGTCGGTCGACTGCTTATCTTCATCATCAGCTTCAAACAGAGATAGCTCATCTGCAGCTTCCCACATAAAGTTTTCATCTTTGCTAAACTTATCATGGTAAGTATTGGTATGCTTTGACTGTTTTTGCATTGACTTTCCTTTAGTGTCTCCTGGCATTTCTTTGTATGCTTCAGGATCATCATCAGCCATTGCAGCTTGATCTTTCATCTGTGCTTTTTTCTTAGCCGCAGTTGACTTACTAATTCCTTTGAAGTAGTCTTCACTTAAAAAGCTTTCAAATGTGTGTAGATGTTTCATCTTCCTTGAAATTTATTTATATTTTGGTTAATAACAACCCCTGATTTGATGTCTATTGAGCCGGCTATTACAGGCTCGGTTTCCCATTTAGTAGAATCCATAATCGTACTTAAATACGGCAGTAACGCATTTGAGATTTCTCGTGATGCTGCGTTCCACAGATATGTTGGTGTGTGATCTACTGAATAGTAAGAAATACCACGACCCATATCAATAAGAGGTTTTTCAAATGTGGTTGGCTCTGCAAAATAGAAACCCATACCTTTATCACAGCTAATGTCAATAATTGCTGTGTTGTTCTTTAATGCATTCAGTTCCACTTCATTTTTGATGTGCATTAACGGTGCATTTACATCTTGAAGTACTCCGTTAAAAATAATGTCAGCGCCCATTAAGTCTTCCATTAAATCGTCAGTGTTAAAGGACTTGTACCACACGTCCGGATTTTTATCGCCTACCATGTGTGAAGGCCTTTGAGTATAAACTGTGATATTGTTAAATCCTCGGCCTTGCAGAGCATAGATTGCTCCGCGACTAACTGAGCCATAACCTAGAATTACCACCTTTTTGCGTGGACCATAGTGTCCGTCCATTCCTTTTAACTCCAGAAAATGTAAAACTCCTGCATAACCAGCCAACTCGTTGTTGCGATAGAATGTATGAAGCTTTCCGTGTTTATTGACAATGTTCATTTCTTCCCACGCTAGTAGAGTCAGTTTCTTTTGTATTGCCAATTCCGCAATGTCTCTTTGTTGAACCGCGTGTGTCCAACCGCAAAGAGTTGTTTCGTCTCTCATCTGTTCCAAATCAGCAGCTACTGGTTTTGGTAATATGATTAGGTCGCATTTTTTAAATAAGTCTTCTCGCTCTGCAAGGGAACATCCCCATTTTTCTAGCAGCTCGTCTGTGTAACCATAGTCTTCTCCATAGCCTTTTTCAAAAATAAGTTCGGAGAGTAGATTGCGGTCAAGTGTACGAATTGCATCTGGATATATTGGAACCCGCTTTTCGTTTTCTTTGTATGATGTTTTGAATATTCCTGTTTTCATTTAGCGTCAAGATTAAAAAAGTAGCGGTATCCGTCTTTAGCTTTTGGGTCTGTAAGTATTTCGTAGTCCATTGGCCATTGCGATGACTCTATTTCTTTTTTGTATTTTGGATAGTAGTTTTGGTGGCCAGGCACCGTGTAATTTTTGTATATGCTTTCTAAGAATTTATCTGGCAGCGGTTTACCGTAAAAGTCTTCATAGATAGCTTTATAAACTTCAGTCATTTTAACGCTACCTAGCCCGGTTGCAGATGAGGTTTCCATCACCCAGAGTTTCCCTTTTTTGTCTACCACCACATCAAGACCCCAAAGATCCAGGTCAAGAAATGTTTTAACATCTTTACAGATTGAGGTTACTTGTTTAATAAATTCAGGGTCAACTTTATTTTGATCTTGGTAGACGTAGGTAAAACTAATTTTTTCTTTTGCCTTTTTTGTACGAATTGAGCGGTTGTCATCAATTGTTGGTACTCTTTCGTTAATTACAATAATCTTGTCTCGGCAAAACATAACACGGTATTCTCTGTCAAAATCTATAAATTGGCAAAAGAGATCAAACTTTTCTTTGCTCTTTTCTAATTCTTTAGCGTCATCAAACTTTTGAATACCTAAACCGCTGTGTCCGTCTTTAATTTTTGCAATTACAGGAAAACCTACTGCGCCATCAACAGCCTCCTTTTTTGAAAACACGGTTTTTGGAAGCCAGCTAAATTTATTTGCTTTCTCGGCAAAGGTTACTTTGTTTCCTGAAAGAGGAAGAAGTTCTTGTTGGTTATATATGTTCTTTTTATTAACCTTTTTGTTTTTGATAAACAGCGTAGATTCTTCATTGCTTGGACCACCTCCATACCAAAGAATTGGAATGTCATTAGGAACTACCACATCATCTTTATCGTATTCGTCTTTTGTTGAAAAGTTTAAGAATAGATTACCTTTTGCTGCAACGTTGTACTTTTTTTCCCGAGAGTTTGTATCACCCGATGTTGCGTGGATATTATGTGACATCATTACCCAAGCCACGCGTTTTGCGTTTGTATCTTTTAGATTTTCTTCGTAGATAAATTCCTCAAACAGTTTAACGTGGTTCATCTTAGTTTGTAATGGATTTTTTATGATCTATATATTTGAAGATTTTAGCCAATTCTTCTTTTATGCCATCAGAAGATTTTTCTAGATGCGGGCTGAACAGACTTACACAACCACTTCCAAAAAGATTAAACGTAATAGATGGAGTGCCTTTCATATCATAATAGCCGCCTTCTGCTATAAAATTGCTATTGTATCTAGCAATTATTTCCACATTAGGATTACCATCCAGAGTAAAAACCGGACCGTTATGATAGTTTACCGTATGATCTATTCCATGCATTTGTATACTAGCCTCATGCAGACCACGCTCCCAAGCTTTATCTGGTATAGTAAGCGGTGTAATCATTAAGTGGTTTGCTGCTAAATATGCACCCGCGCAAACACCAATGTAGGATCCGCCATTGCGCACCCATTCAATAATATTTGCAGACATATTACCTAATCTTTCATAAAACGCTGATCCCGAACCGCCGGGGAAAAGTACATGGTCGGGATTACTGTCCAAGATTTGCTCGGCATTGCATAATCGCAATTCCCATTCGGGCAGGTATTTGGAAAAAAAGCTAATCCAAATTTGCGTGGTAGGAGAACTTTCGTCAGTATGAACGTATAGGTTTACCGTCATCTTAGTAACTTACATTATTCATTAAAAGGCTTAATCCAATCTTACTTAAGAGTCAATAGATACTTTAACTTCATTAAGTCTGCGCGGATTTCATCGCGGATGTTTGCCAATTCGCTGTCTTGTTCAGCCATGAAAGCACCTGCCATAAAATCATCCATGCTTTCAATGAAAGAATCAATCTTTAAGTTTTCATAGTCAGCAAAACTAATTTCTTTAACTCCGCCAAATTTCGGGCGCTTATACTTTCCGCTGTAGACTTCAATGATTCGATCAAAACGATCAGAGAGACTTTCATAAATGTCGCCAAACGCATTATGTTCTGCAAATGATTCAGTTTGCCAGTGAAGAACCTTCATCTGCATTTGAACTTGAACGATGTTTGCCAATAGTTCTTTTTCCATGATATTGATTATTTGTGTTTTTGTATGGGCAGTGTCGGCAACCGTTATTACAACAGTAGCCTCTTTTTAAATGATATTTTTCCGTAAATACACGGTAGCCATTTTCTTCATAGTAATCTTCTCCTTCAAGTAAAGGCATGTTAACTTCTCTGTTTAACCCAATCTAAGAAAAGGCCTATCTTACGAATTGTGTACATAGAAAGATTTTTTCTAGCTGCGGCATAATCCTGAGAAAACTCCACACCGTCAATCTGTGCTGTTCTCCACTCATTAGATGTATCTTGAGCAAAAAGCGGGCTATCGCGGAGATCACGAAGAAGAAGTTTCATTGCCTCATCATCGTTATTTTTTACTGCGTGATCAAGTTTTTCTTTCTTTTCCTCATACATTTCTGCCCTTGCACTTTCCCCTCGCCAGTCCTCTTTTTGCGGATCAGCATACACTTTAATGTTTCCTGCTTCCATCTCAATAAAGATAGGACTTGACAGATCACGCTCTAAGAGCCAATCTTCAAAAAGTTTTGTGTGTTGGTATCGCATTACATTTATATATCAATCATGCAGTATAGGTTGTAAAGGATTAGGAAATGGTATTACCACAATAGGTAGTTGAATTGAAGTTAGGCAACCGTTAAAGGAAACCAGGTTTAGCTGATATGTTGTACTTACTACCGGCGTAACAGTGATACTTGTTGTTGTTTGATTTCCAGGTAACCACACATATGACTGATATCCCGAAGGAACGGTAAGAACTACCGATTCACCAATGCAGATCGTATCAGGAAATGCTTGCAATAGCGAAGGTGCACAGTTAGCGTCAATGTATGCGTATCCGTAATGCGCTCCTTGGCTGCAGTCACCAGTGGTAAATTCCGCAGTGACTTTCTGACCTATGTAATTAGTGAGGTCAACGTTTACAGAGCTCCAGGGTTTGTATCTAACGCCGGTGCAAGTTGGCGAATTAAAGAAACCTGGTAGGTTTCCTGCCGCAGATACCGCAAAGTCAGAGCAAGAAATGATTGCGCCATTTTGGTCTCTTAACACGGCACGAAAAAAAGGCTGTTCATTAGAATTATGGCCAGGATCTTCAAAGACAACCGCGTATCGATATGTAAAGCTGCTGTTGGAAGGAGAAACCATAAAGGTTTGTGTCAGCTGTTCTGCTTGCGAATTGACATCATTGTTACCTAGACGAACAGAGAAAGGTGATCCTGACGGATCGACACGAGGAAATCCTCCGCAAGGATCGTTTCCACCTCCCATGATTGTGTGTCTTCCGTTAACAATTCCCAGTGTGGTTGAATTGTAATTGGGTGTCTGTGATCCAGCGGGTGATATTGTGGAAAGGCCCGTCGTGCCAAACCATCCTACGAAAGAGTTTGCATTAAAGTTAATGTTGGTACAGGAAGGCTGTGCTACAACCGGCGTAAATTGCATGCTGAGGTCAAACTGATAGCAGTTGGGAAAGAAGTTTGACCAAGTAAACGCATCAACTAAAACATAATAGGTCTGTCCAGCTTCTACGTGTCTGACAAGCGATCCGCCTCCTTGCGTAGGATCGCATTGAATAAAACCTACGCAGGCGCCGGCAGTACCGGGGCATGCCGATAAAAGAGAAATTGTAGGATAAGCAAAGCCGGCGGATACTATATCGTTAAGAACAACGTTAACATATCCGTCTTGACTCGGAGTAAAGCTGTATAACCAATCTTGTCCTCCATAATAGTTTCCAGTACTTGTAGCTATGCAAGGATTAGCTCCCGTATAATCATTTCCATCTCCACAAGTGGATTGGTTGTTACCAAAGAATGGAAGTGTTATAGGATTAGCAGCAGCTCCTGCACAGGTATTAGATCCTTGTGCGCTAAGTTTAGAACAGAAAATCAGGAATAATGATATGTACTTAAGTATTTTCATTTACTGAGTATATATCAAAAAGAGGAGGCAAGCGCCTCCTCACAATTAGATTGATTAGTGTTAGTTAGGTAGATTTAATTCAATTTAACATTTAAGAATTTCTTTGCAGCTGCAATTAAGTCATCAGCGGTTTGAATATATTTTGGAGGTTGATTACGTTTTCTTTGAGTATCGGTAGTAATTTGCTCGTTGTCTTTATACAATTCAACATATACACCGTTTAGAGGGCTATCTACAATTCTTATCATTACATTTTTCTTTGCAGAGTTTTCATAATCAAAGTAACGAATAGTTCCGCTTGGATAACCAGGTGAGTTTCTAGTGCCGACTTCTTTCCAATCGTTTTTGGCTAAAATGTCATCAAAAAGACTAACATCATTTGCCTCGTTTATAGATTCACTCATCCATTCATAACCGTACGCTTTGTATTTACTATGTACTTCTTTAGGAGTTTTATCTTTATGCCAGGCTGAACCAATTGCTTTGGCTACGCCCATTTTAACTGCCTCGCGTTCAATAGCATCCAATTTTTTAATTTCAGCCATGTTATAGTTAGAATCCTTTACTTTTTGACTTTGTGCATGTAACTCATCAAGAAGTTTTTCCACTTTCTTGGGGTCTAGGCCTTCGTTTAAGAAGCTTTCAAACGTGTGTACGTATTGTTTCATGGTTTTACTTTGGGTCTAATCCATATTTTTCAGGGTCTTTAGTAACAGCTGCTTTAATATGAATAATCATTTGATCATACTGGTCAGATGAGCAAAGCGATTCGCCATTTAATGACACGATATCATAGTTACCTTTGCTTTTAGCACCAATTTTTAAATCAGCTTGTTTAACATCATAGCCAAGTTCTTTAAGAGCGGCAACTACGGTACTTTTGTAAAAAGAGATGTTTCCTTCATCTAAAAAACTTTCAGCCATATTGGAAATAGCTACATCAGGAAGATCTTCCCAATTAGCAGTAACATATTGTTCGTAATCATCAGGATCTTTAATCGCTCCGCTTAACCATTCTTCTCGCTGATCTTCACTAGCTTTATCCCACTTTTGTTTTGTTATAAGTTTTCTTCCTTCGTTTATGCTTTCATTCAGAAAACTTTCAAACGTGTGTACGTATTGTTTCATTGTTTTGCTATGTTTTTATTGTTTTGCAGAAAATACAATACCAGAACTGCCATTGTCCGAATCAACCTCAGTAAATTTTAATCCGGCTTTGTTAGCTGCATCACGCACATCTTCGGCAGACCCAACTGCGTCAAAGAAACAAACAATTGCTTCTTTGGCGTCAATATTTAATGATTTAATAGCCGAACCCCATTCTTTAGGAAGGTTTTCTTCGCCCCCATTTGCATCAGTAAACCAATCCCATTCATCTATAATATTGTCAAAACGTTTTGTTTTAGGTCCAAGCGCAGTGCTAGCCTCATTTAAAAAGCTTTCATTCATAGAAACTAAAGCTTTTAGTTTTCCTGTTGGATCAAAGTTTTTTAGATAGTTTTTTATTGTAGATGTAAAAACTTTAGCATCAGAATCTTTAACACTTAAGTCGCTAATCATATCTGCAATTACAACCGTAAAGGCTGTTTTTTTACCAAAAGATGTAATTTTTGTATTAATGTAATCTTCTGGATTTGCTGGATTTGGAAAATAATTTCTAATTTTAGCCCATACATCAGATTCGTTTAATTTTACCTCATTTAAGAAGCCTTCAAATGTTTTAAGGTGTTTCATTGTATGCGTTTTTTTGTAAAGTATATATCCACAAAGTTCTACACTGTTCCTGCCAGCCAACGTTTTCTCTTGTCAGCAGAAGCGCCAAAAGCTATGTCAATATACTTGGCTGCTGAGCGATCAACTCGTATCTTAAACATTTTTCTTTCACCCATTACTTTTTCCCAATCTTCAATACTTAGAGATCCTAGACCTTTAAGGTAGCGAACATTTTTATAAGCAGCGCCACTTTTCTCAAACTCTGCCCATTCATGCATTGAATAAAAGTACTGACGTTTGTTTTTAACCTCAGCAGAGACAAGCGGCGTAATTAGAATACTTAATTTTCCGCTTTCAATTACCTGCGGAAACCACTTATAGAAAAGATTAATGACTAGAGAAGCAATGTGACCAATTCCATCCGGGTCCCAATCGGTAGATATAGCAATATTAGAAAAAGAACATTTACTGCCATCACGAGGTTCCAGGTTAAGAATGTTCATTAAGTCAATAATCTCGTTGTTGGAACTTAAGTCCGATAGGCTACGAGCATTCTTAATCTTTCCTTTTAATGAATAGACTGCATCAATCCGTGGATCTCTCTTCTGTAGAATTGAACCCATTGCTGATGATCCTTCCACAATAAAGAGGGTTCCTTTACTTTGCGATGGTGGAAAGTACTTATCGCTGATTTTCTTAGCGGATGCTTTCTTTTTATTCTTAATGTTATTTAGATGTTGCTGTGCTGTTCTCTCTTCAATGATTTTCTTAACGTCTTCAAAGAATTGCGTTCTTGGGATTGAACGGTCAATCTTTTTCTTAAACTCTTTTTCCAAGAGTGGAAGAATTTCCCAACGACCTGCTGCATACTTGGTTTTATTTTGATCACCAAACTTAACTAGCTTAGATGGAAAATTAAGAATGATAAAGGATTGATAAAAGTGATGCGCGTATTGGTAATTAAAGAGTTCATTAATCCATTCGGTAAAGATTCTTTGATGTGGACCTGTACAGAGTGCACCATTAATGAAGGAAGCACTTGCCGCGTTTTCATATCCTTTCCACACAGCAATCATTCCTAATTTTGAAGGGATGACTACCGCATCTTCAGGAATAAAGGGAATCTCCAAGTTCATTAGCTGTCCGTCAAAGTAGAACTCAATAATTAAGTTGCTAATAATAGGATCTTGCTTTTTAAGAAACTCACGAAAGATAAAAGTAGTATGCAAGTATTCTTTATCCCATGTACATCCTTTAAAGATATCCTTTCTTGGGATGTATGTAACCGCAGTTCCTGTTGGTAATTTTTTATTGCGGACTTTATTGTATTCGTCTTTCTTAACAAACCTCTCCCACTCAACTCCATACTCAATGTCTTTATTTACGGTAACGATTGAGAACTTATCTGATAGCATGTTAACTAATGCAGCACCTACACCGTTAGTGCCAATCAGGGTATCTTCCGATCCTTCGTTGTAAAAGTTGGAACCAGCGCGTAACATTGACATTGCGGTTTCCACATTTGATGCGCCTGTCTTGGGATTTGGTTTTTCGGCATTAGTAAATCCACCACCTGTATCAATAACAGTTACCTCATTGGTTTTACTGTTGATCTTTACAATAATCTTTGGCATAGCGCCTTTCATTCTCTTAGCTTCGTCAAACGCATTGTCAACAATTTCGTTAAGCATCTTATAGAAACCTACGGAGACGATCTTATTTTTTTCAATGAGTTTCCCAGGCTCAACAATTTGTACCTTTTCTTCCGATTTCTCGACAGAACCGATATACATAGTAGGCCGGTGGAGAACGTGTTCAAAATCGCTTAGGGCGACAATTTCCTTGTTACTTTGTGTCATTAGAATACTTTAGAGGTTCTTTTTTAGTTATGTAATAATTATATTAAGATACAAATAAAAAGTTCTTTAGAATCATTCTATTTATATCTCCGAGTAAAGTATGATCTTTACACCTAAGGATCTTGCTTTATCCATTTTTGAACTGGCAGAACTAAGATCATCAGTAAAGAGCACTTTAGCTTCTTTCAGTCCTGTGTGATAGTAGCCTTTCGACTTTGCATAGGCAAGAAATTCTTCCTTGGTCTTGTAGCCAGCAGATTTTGGAGAACCTGTAAATTCGCAAGGAATTGCATCTTCAGCAATTTTCTCCGGCATGACGATCCGCAAGTAGCCTTGCAAGTTTTCTACCAATTTTTCGTAAGCAATTCGTTTTTCACCAGTTGGTTCAAAACCAGCAATTACAGATTTCTCTAGACCAGAGAAGTTATGCGGTACGCCTGATATGTAATTTCCTAGCTGTTTTGCAGTAGTGGAACCCATACCTTCAATTCCCATAGTTGCTATAATAGCCGCTGGAGTAATTTCGGTAACTTTGGTAAGTTCCTTATAGAGGTTATCAAGAACCTTCCCTCCTTTAACACCTAAGCTAATTAACCTGTCACGGTTCATTAACTCTGGATTAAATAGCTCCAAAGCATTACGGAATCCTGCATCCCAGAATTGTTGAATTAATGCACCGCCTGCTCCGTCAAGATCGAGCGAGCGGACACCTAAGTAAAACTTGTACCATTCTTTAACCGTACAATCATTTGCTGGGCAATGTAAATGGATTCCATCAATTACTAAGTCAGTACCGCACTGACAGGTTTTAGGATGTTCAAGAGCCTCGGTACCCGGCGTAATTACTCGGGTAATTTGCGGAATGATATCACCAGATTTGGCAATCGCCACGGTAGCTCCTGGATATGCGCCAATTGCTTTGATGTAGCCGTAGTTAAAGAGAGATGCCCGAGAAACTGTTGAACCGTCAAGATCAATAGGTTCCATGATGGCTACCGGGCAGAGTTCACCGGTTTTTCCATACTGCCAAGATATACTAACAATTTTGGTAATTGCTTCTTTTGGTGGAAACTTAATGGCAACTGCCCAGTTAGGATCGTGGCTATTTTCGCCCCAGACAGGACGGATTCCTTCGGGTGCTTTAATTACAAATCCGTCTAATTGGTAATCGCTGTTTTTGCGATAGTCAGACATATTTTGGTAGACCGTTTCGAAAGAATCCAGTCCGCAGTAAAAGATATGCGCTCTGTGTAAGAATCCTGGAATTAGTGGAGCAATGTAAATAGTTTCGCCGTCTTGTTGTTGGCGAACTTCCAAGGGAATAAAGTCAAGACCAGCCAATACTTCCGCTGGATTCTCATCTCGGTTAAGAACACCTGCAACGTAATTTCTAGGGTTCTTGAAAGATGAATATTTTTCGTTAAATGTAGAAATCTTAATAACTACTTCTCCGCGAACTTCCACAGTACCAGCAAGATCAATCCGTTGAGGTATGCTGTGTCGTACCTTGTCAGTAATATCACGGCCTTTGGTTCCGTTACCACGAGTTAGCACCTGTAATAATCGTCCTTCTTGATAGATTGCATTAGCCGCGTTACCATCATATTTCGGAGTAATCTCAAACGAGGTAGCTCCAAACTTTTTCATCCAGTTTGTTGCAGATTCCGTAGGAGGAATACCGCTAACGGAAGCCTGAAACTTAGCAAGAGAAAGCATTGGACTAGGATGTGAATACTTAGCCTTGCGATCATCGGCACCTACAACGTGAGGTGCATCAGATCCAAGAGTTATTAATTCTTTTTCCAATTGGTCGAACTCATCATCATTCATAATGGGTTCACCTGAGTAGTAAGCCTCCTTGGCTGTAAAATAGAGCTGTTCTAAATCAAACCGTTTACTCATATAGTGTTTTTATTAATAGAGTAAAATTAACCATTCTATTCTTACCAAGCAAATATTTTTTCTTAAAGTTATTAACAATTACGTTGCTGGAATGTGGTCATCAACTTGCACACGATTTCGAGTGGACATAATATCTTCCAACTCTTTTAGTGAGTAGGGACGAAACTCCGGATGTGTATCAATACCTACATCAAGTGTCTTGCCGTTTGCATGTTGCGTAGGATGCGAGCCTTCGGCCAGCTGACGTAGTTCATTAAAGCGTTTCTTGTCTAGAAGTGCTGTAATCATGGGTCCAGGTACCATTGGACTGAGAGAACCATGGCTATGACCGTGTAACATCCAAGAACCGCGATGTGATTCGTTCCACACACGAAATCCATAATGTGACAGTATAATTTTTTGACCGTTCAGATTAATTTCCCGATAGAATTCATTGGTTTCAAAGAGATCTTGCAGATCAGATTCATTGGTATAGATCCGCTTATCATGGTTCCCATAAATAAGATGGACTTGCTTACAGCGTAACTTATAACGAAATTCACGGTAGCCTTTTGGATCGCCAAAGGCAAAGTCCCCTAGGTGAAAAAGAATATCATCTTCTTTTACTACTCTGTTAATTCCATCTACAATAGCAGTGTTCATTTCCTCTATTGTGTTGAAGTCACGACAGCCATCTTTGTTGGACCAGGACGATACACCACGAACTATGTTTTTGTGGTTGTAGTGGGTATCTGCGGTGAAGAATATTTCCATATCTATTTTATACAACAAAGGCCCGATTGTTTTCGGGCCTTTGGTTTGTGTTAATCTTCAAGAACTTTTTGCAAATGAGCGCACTTTTCATATTCTTCTTGAGCAATGAAATACTCAATCATTTGTGTTATCATCTTGCGTTTATCCTCGTGACTATCAATCTTTACTAACAGTTGTGCATCAGAAAGTAAAACGTTTTTCTTAAAGTCTTTCGGGTTATCTTTTAGATAATCATAGACTTGCCGGTAAAAATCCTGCGTATTCTCATCGATTGCATCTTTGTCTGTTGGTTTGTAAGTCCATTCTTCAATGGGCATAAAGCGGGAATTAAGTTTTTCTACGTTCTCATCACCACCGCCTGAACCAAAAACTCGGTTATGAATTAATGCTGTTTGCAATGATAGTAAAAAACCATTATCAATGTCGTCGGATGTGTATCGATAATCCTCAGGTTCTAACAGATCCCAATCACTAGGAAATTGATGAGGAGATACCACAAGAACTGTTCCGTACATAGGAACACCAAAGAAAAAAGAGGCAAGCTGGTTAAGCGGCTCGCCGGATTCTTTGGCTTTTTCGTGGTACATAATCCACACTGGACCTATTTTCAAGGGTTCAACAAAACCATTAACGTGATCGTTTAATTCTTGCAAATTAAACTTACGTTCCACTGGACGAACCATCCTTACAATACAGTCTGTTGAAATTTTGATAGCCATAGTCTTAATAATTAGATGTTAATTTCGCATGCATTCCCAGCGCAAGCAGCTTCTCCTTTTAGGTCAGTTGCGTCGTCATCTTCATGAATACTTGTCAGATTAACATTGGTTATATTTTCTGCCAACTTATAAAACTCTTCTTCGGTAATATCCTCAAAAGGTGCTTGAATGTAAGATCCGCCATCATATGGAAGAACGCTTAACCCATTGTAGCAATGTTTGTTTTTCCACATCCATTCACCAACCGTTTCCCAATCGTTTTCTTTAATTGAAATTGTTGCAGAAACATTGTGCGTATTACTTCCTGTAATATGTCCTACTTTAATCCACTCCAAATAGACTTTCTTAACACGCTCAAGTAATTCCATTGAAGACTCGGTGCGTAAGATTGCACCAGCAGGTGCTTTAATTGGAATCTCAATAACAGCAGTAGTATGAGGAGAAAAGTATTCGTCTTTAACCAACTCTGGATGCATAACTGAAAGGTATTGGTAAATTGCTTCATTCTTACCTACACGCATGCGGCGGATATAGTAATCATTGTGCCAAGCATGAATTCCAGAAGAACATCCTAGAACAAGCGAAGATGTTCCGCTAGGTTTTACCGTGGTAGTACGAGCTGCTTTATTAATTCCTATGATTGCAGCAATTCTAACGTTTTCTTCTTTAACCGCAGTTGCTGCTGCTTTCATATCAAGCTCAAGAACTCGGCCTGAACCGATTCCTGTCATACCTACACCAATTAACGCATCCTTTTCGGTATTACGTTTCCAGATAGGACGAAGGTAATGGAAGTCAGTATAGCCTGCTTGTAGCGTTCCAATGAAAGATGCTGCCCGGCAGCGAGCCTCATAATCTTCTTGTGATTCCAAATCATCAACATTAACTTCCGTTAAGTTACAGAATTGATTTGGACGAAGAGCAATTTCGCAGCAAGGATTAGTGCCCCAGTCTTTATCGTTATTAAAATAGATGCCTGGCTCGCCCGATCCGCTAGCTTCAATCTTTTTCCAGAGATCCATGAAATCTTCTTTCTCAATACGATTTCTCAAGATAACTGCAGAGTTATTAGAACGTCCTCTTTGCGGATTCAATTCCCACCAGTTACCAAACTTACAAGTAAGCATATCTTCATCATCAAACGAAAAGAGTGAGATAAGAGCCGCTCGGCGAATACCGCCTGCAAGCACAGCATCGGCAATAAAGCAGACAACATCATGAACCTCAATAGCTGTTAGCTGTTCGCCGTTATTCTTACGCTCCATGATAAGTTCAATGTTCATTAAACATCTTTTCAATGGTTCTGGACCGGGTGCCTTTCCACCTGATGTAATTAGTCTTGCACCTTTAGGACGAATGTCGCGAAAATCAAAGTCGGGTTTAACACCGCCAGTGAAGTACGACTTTATTAAATATTTTACCGCGTCTGCCCAGCCTTCAATTGAATCTCCTACTAGGTAACGACGAGTCTTTTTAGGTTTGTTTATTTCTGGAAGTTTTTCTATGTGGTGGCTCTGTACACTGTAACCTACGCCAGTTCCGCCAAGAAGCAAGAACATAATCTCGCCAAATGCACGCCAGTCATCAACAGGAAGGTATGCGCAGTTAAAGACGCGGTTTGGCGACATCTCGATAGGTTTTCCACCAAACTGTAAAGATCGCATAGAAGGAAGAACCTTCTTTGTCTTTACAAAGTTATCATAGACATTGGTAATTTCATCAGCAAGCATCGGATACTTTTTGATGTGCATTTCTTTGTTTCGGTCGACTATCTCTTCCCAGTTTTCTCTGCGGTTTTTTTCTGGTAAGTACTTTGCATACTTGGTAAAAACTGTAATTTCACTTAATACATCAATTGATTTGTCCTTCATATTTAAAAAATGTTTTTGGTGCTTGGTTTGATTTATTGGTTCGTAAAGTATTCTATTGCCTTTTCGATACGTGTTGATATTATGTGGGTACGATATTCCTCGTTAAGATAAACCTGAATCATAAAGACTGGTTTAAAAGTTTCCGTATCAATCCACGTATGAATGTCAAAGTCCTCGTACTTACCTTGGTGTTGTTGAAGGTATTCAGCAATTTCCTTCAGGCGGTCAGGATTGTCTTGGAGTTCTTCAATTGAGAACTTAAAGAACTTATATAGTGACGGCCGGTCAACGCTTTGCTGCAAGCGTTCTGTAATTTGGTGGTATATGGTATTCATTTTGGATTGTATATATTCATAAAGTGTTCATTTTCGCCTTCAATTGTTCAATTTCGTCCTCAATTTCTATATAAATTTTCTTGGATGCCTTTCTTTTTCCGTAATACTCAGAAAGAATGGTTCGGAAAACACTGTCTTCGTCTTTCTTAAATACTGCGCCCGACGAACAATAAATTTCGGTTTCAGGGTTTACCTGTGCCTGGTCTTCCACATTTCTTAAATAAGATTCAGGTGATATGTTCCACTGGCGCATGATTGACGGATATAGCGAAGCAAAGTCAAAAGATACCACCCACTCATAGAGGCCTGTCTTAGGTTCTACAACAAACGCTCCTTCATAAGATTCGCGCTTTTTCTTAGCAGCGTCTGACTTAGGGAATACTTTCCCTCTTCTTTGAAACTCTCTTGCCATCGCAGCTTCTGCCATCCAAATAGGGCTATATGCTCGGTTAGCTTCCACTTTGGTAATGTTTCCTAATGTTAGGAAAGTTTGCAATGTGTTTAGCTTGCGGTCAATCATTTCGACAAGTTTGGTATCGACTGCATTGTAAAAGATGTATGATTCAAAATCGTTTTGATACAAGTCTTGGAGCGTTCCGTTGTACTTTACTTTAGGAATTCCTAAAGCAGCGCTAGCAACAAAGTCAAGCGTATTGTTTTCTTTAATGTCAATGACACGATCCCATTTCTTATAGACATCAAGATAATCGACTACCATGCGGTGCATAGGTAATTGTGCATCTCCTACTATACGATTAGATATTGAGCAAGCGCTAGGATCAATGTTGAGACGTTTACATCGATTCATTAGGTAAGCCCAGTCATATCCGACAAAATTCCACCCAGTTAGCAAAGGCATCTTAAGAACCGCTTTATAGAAAAAGCTAACCATCATATCATACTCACTCTGAAAGGGAAGATACGTAAATTCCACTTCTTCTTTTAAGTGTTCTTCTATTCTTTTCTTGATGCTGGCAATTTGCTTTGCCGTCAGCGGGCGGGTTGCCATTGAAAAGATGCGGTTACCATTGCAAAAGGTTATTGCGGTAACAGGAAATTTTGCAGTGTCAGGCTTTGGCCATTCATCGCCAACCTCAACCTCAATATCGAGAAAAAACTTTTTGGGTGCATGTGTTGAATAAATGTTTCGTGTCCTTTCTTCAGGCAGTGACCCAAGAAATTCCTCAATTCTCCACTTACTTAAGTATCGAGCCCGTCTTTTTCTAACGGGCTTGCCATCCCATGATTGAGCGCCAGGATGCGGTTTTTCTCCTAATGCACAGTATTCCCACTCAAACATTTGGTCAGCAGGAATATCAATCTTATCAATTGCAATTTCACCGTTTTCATCAAAGTAAGATATCTTGAGCGATGAGTCGTGTTGTTCTATGTCTATCATATATTAGTTTTCGCCGGTTGAACCAAATCCTCCTTCACCACGTTGAGTAACTTCTCGGTATAAGTTGTCCATGATTACTTCTTGCGGTTCTGCGTAATTAACAGGAACAAGAATGAATTGTGTTAGTTTATCTCCTGGACGGATTAGTTGTCCAATGTCAGATGTGTTAATCATATTCAAATGGATTTCTCCTTGATAGTCTTCATCAACTACGCAAGCACCTACAATCATTCCTGTCTTGCTAGCAACACCGCTCTTGTTAAAAGCTATTAGTGCATAGCCATCAGGAAGGGAAACTTTAATTCCGCTAGGAATCAGGGTTCTTTGATTTGGCAGAACCGTCATTTCGATAAAATCATTAGGTACAAAAAAGTCGATCCCTGCGGATAGCGCAGTGCCACGTGACGGCGACTTTACATCTCTTACTTTAGAAAATTTCATAATACTTTTATTGTTATATTCTCTATAAGATTTATAGTTTCTGCCAAAGTTTAAGAACTATTTTTCAAATTCTGAATAAAACTATCATGGGATGGTTGTCCGAGGACTACTATTAGTCGACACGAGATTATTGACACAATGACAACCCGTTTGTCTTAAGAGTGACAAGATGACCTCTTTTGGATTCTTTCCGTGAACTGGCATACATATTGGGATAATAGAAATAAAAAACAATATGTATATGAAAAGATCAAACTTTTTTAATCTATTTGATGAAATGACAGGATTATCACATGGACTTAACCGTAACATGGAAGTCAAAAAAGATGATGATTCTTATGTGGTTACAATGATGTTACCTGGATTTGCTAAAGAAGATATCGCTATTGACACGGAAGGAGACATGCTGGAGGTAACTGCTAAAACAGACCGTCCGTTGCCATCTTTTGTCAACAAAGAGTTTTCACAACGTCTTTATCTAGAAAACCTAGACTCGGAAAGTATAAAAGGAAAATTGGAAAATGGTGTGTTAACATTAACTCTAGCCACTAAAAAGAAAAAGGACAGCAGAAAAATCTTGCTGTCCTAAAAAAGTAATTGTTGTAAAGTATTTTAGAATTTCATGGAATACGATTCAATTCTTCCATCTTGTATCAATCGATGTAGAAGTCCATCACTAACTTTAAAAGCTTTTTCAGCACCTATCGGTCTGACCATAATAGTATCGCTGCCGACAAGAATACCTATACTTGGACCAAATACTTGTTTTCCACCCGCCCAAACAAAATTGGGAAAGTACATGAAAGACGTATCAGACCAGGTGTATTTTTCTTTCTTTAAATAATCTAAAAAATCAGCAGCGGCTTTTTTAATCTCTTTTGCGTCTTCGGAGAATTCGGTTTCTTTCTTAGAGAATACAAATGACTTTACCATTTCATTTATATTTTCGTTGACAAAGCTGTCAAATGTATGTATGTGTTTCATATCTTTGATATTTTGATAAGTTTAGCAGAAGCTTGTCCCATCTTATTTGTAATAGTGACTTTAAAGTCAGAATCTTTAATAAAAGGAAGCTGCGCTACTATGGTAAAACTTTCGTTTTCTAAGCTTGCTTCATTTCCTCCGGATACTGTTAGACCATTTGGGAGGCTCTTGTTAGACATCCAATAATCAATTAACGCTTTTGCTACCTTAGCTGAATTTTTATCAGCAATAATCATTGATGCAGGAAACCCTGGTAAATCTACTGGGCTATATGTAGTATCTCCATTACTAGATTTCCAAGTTTCTAGTTTGCCTTCATTTAAAAAACTTTCAAATGTATGTATGTGTTTCATATTACAATTCTTTATTTACTTCATCGCTATACGGATTCGTAAGATCGATTTCCCCGTTAGCTAACATTTGTTTTACTTTTGCAACTTCATCCGGACCAATGACAGGCATCTCTACTCTTGGCGGAGCACCTGGCATAATTTTCTTTGGTAAGGAATCAGCGTTTTTCATCATCAGAGCTTTGCCTTTTTCAAAATCTCCATTAGCACCTGGCATATTACCTAAGCTTTCTTTAACCTGTTCAGGCGTGATAGGGAACTTTCCTTGAATCCCATTTTCCAAAAAGTTGTCTAACAGGGCCCCGATGTTTTTTCCAGTAAAATCTTTAATGTTACCATCTCCGGAATTACCACCGCGATTAAACATGCCAACAGTGATTGTATTTAATGCTGTTACTAAAGACTTGCCCGGTAAGTCAATTTGTGTTGCTTCTACTTTAGCGTTCGGATCACATAAAAATGTAGCAGCCCATCGATGATGTCCATCCATAATGAAATTATCTTCGGAAACAATTGAGCCTAAATCACCACCAATTTTTGTAGGTTTGGCGTTTAACATGGTACCAATAGCCATCCCAATAGCCTTTTCAGCAATAATCTCTGTTTGTGCAGCTTGAAGATTTTTAACAGCAATGCTTGCTTTTTTTCCACCTACTACGTCATCTTTTCGATCTCCGTCATTTCCACCTCTTCCAATAGAAGCATTTGCTGCTCTTTTGTTAATCCGGCTCAAGGGAACAACATCACGCATTTTAAGAATCTCTATTGAGTCTTCTAGCAAATAACTTTCAAAGGTTTTTACATACTTCATTTTACTAGCCTTTATATTTTTTTAGAAAGATCTCTGTAATTGGCAATTGCGGTTTCTAATTCTTTATCACCTTTATCTTTAGCCAGCTTTTTAATTTTTTTCCAAGAGGTTTCCGGAATGTCTCTCCCTATCTTCCCTAATATGTTGTTTGGACCAGTGTAATAGAGTTCCGAGTAGTTGTCTTTTATGTGATTCTTAACAATGTCTTGAAGCCCACCTAATTCCATAGCCTGTCCGTAGTTTAATGAAGCCTCAGTCAAGAAACTTTCAAAGGTGTGTATGTGTTTCATATTATGAGGATGTTTTTACCAATTCAAATACTACTCTGCATTCACTAAGAAAAACCTTGGTGTCAACCCAAATTGATCCTAAAGATTTGTTTTGACCGTTAGTAATATCAATCACGGTTAACAGTGTTGTGTTAACCTCTTCCTTTGGATCTTTTCCTTGCCATCTTAATTGCGTATCGTTTAACCAATACTGGCTTTGATGCAAGCGATATGTTGGTCGATCTTTAGCGTTTCCGTTTGGCATAACTTCAAAAGATTGACCGTGAACAAACATGGTACCTCCTTCAAACTCCCAAATTCTCTCCATTGCTTCATCGGTAGTTTTTGCTGTTTTTGGCATTAACTTAGCAAAGAGCTTTTCATCAAGAGAATTTCCTCGATCTAATATGGCAGGCTTAAACGCTTTGTCCGTCCACTCATTAAGAGTGTTTTCATTTAAGAAACTTTCAAATGTATGTATGTGTTTCATAACTAGTTTGCAGGCGTGCTCTTTTTTGGTTTACCCATTTGAACCAGGGCGGTTACCTCGTCATAAAGATCTTCAGCTTTCTTAACATCAGTCTTCATTATTTTGAAAAGACCATGTTTGCAATTGATCATAAAGTGATCAGCTGAGTCATATCCTTCAACAGAGAAATGTTCAGGTCCTGTCATAAAAGGAACACCGCGTCCTTGCACTGCCCATGACCTAATAGCTACAGTAGCACTTGGCGCATGAATTAACTTGGCAAACTTATCAAGAATTTTGTTTCCGGTAACCTTAACACCTTCAGGATAAGAATAGCCTTCATCAATTGATTCTTTAACAAATTTCTGCAATAGTTTCTTATTGGAATTAGGATCTTTAATCAAATCTCTGATATCGTATTTCTCTTTTGAATTTCTATGCTGTACCAGGTAGTCCGCTAATTTTTTTGCATCAATATTATTGTCATCAATAAAATCTTGCGCGCCGTTTTGACCCGAACCTGTAATGTTGTGTATTAAAACCGCTTCTTGCGAAATTCCTTCATTCATAGATTCATTCATTTCAGTATCTAAAACTTTCTGAAACGATTTAGCATCGGTAACCTCTTCTCCAAATAACTCAATAGTTTCGTCATCTAGATTAATGTAGATTTCCGAACCTTGATACTTCATGTCAAGAATGATAGTGCTATAGTTTTTGCCAATAGCAGTTCCTCCGCTAATTCTTTTCCCAGCTTTTTCTGCCCAAGTAGCAGCTTTCTTAACCAGTGAAGTTGCGGCCGGTCCTTTTCTTTTTGCAAAGTCCATTACATTAGATGGTACTGATGCAGCTTCATTTAAGAAGCTTTTAAATGTATGTAAGTGTTTCATCTTTCGTTAGCTTTTTGATTAATAATATCCCCGTGTTCGTCTGTTAGTTCATCTAACTGCTTGTCCGTTAATTTTTTACCGTCTTCAAATTCAGCGTAAGATGCGTATGCATCTGCATAATCAGGGTGATCCCATTTATGAACGTCTTCCAATTCAATGCTATTATAGTTTACTGGCTTGCCATTAACCATAATGCCAGAGTTTCCTTCATTTAAGAAACTTTCAAATGTATGTAAGTGTTTCATTGTTATATTGCGGCTAGCATGTTTTGAATTTCCGGTGTTCTTAGCTCTGGTTCTTGCCCAAACTTCCATTTTATGTTGTCAATTATTTCAACAAAATTTGAACTAGGATCGATTTTTTGCATGGCAGCAAACTTACGGATTTCGCTTGCTAGCTTACTGTTTTTAATCTTTGATAGAAGTTTGTCAACAAAATCTTCTACCTTAGCCATTTCAACTTTAAGTAATTCGTTTACTTCTGACTCGTTAGCCGAGTTTCTGCTTTCTTCGTTAAGCTGCTCATTTAAGAAGCTTTCGAATGTATGTATGTGTTTCATGTTTATTTTTATTTTTTATAGTTCATTTACTTCTTTGTGTGATTCATAAACATAAACCACCGAGTTTTCACTGCCGTCATAATCTACATCAAAGCCAGAAGAATCTGCAAGATCAATAAATCGGTCAAATGCCTTTTTATTCAATACGTAATATGAATCGCCTTTAACATCTTTATAATCAATTTCTTTGCCAAATTTTGCTTGTAGCAGTTGATCTAACTTATCGTCATCAATACTAAATTTAATTTCATCTTTACTTTCATGTAGAAAGCTTTCAAATGTATGTATATGTTTCATAGTGGAATATATTTTTCCGGGTGAGACGAAGATGACAGTTTTCCATTGTGAATAACAAACTTATCATTTTGGATATCAGCTGTCCAATTCCCTTTTAAGCGGTTTCCTTGCTTTTTTATATATTCTAAATAAATTCTCCCTCTTTTGGTTTGTGCAATTGGTTTTCCTTCATCAGCGTCTTCCAATTTAGGAGCAATGTAAATATCTTGAACTTTAATCCATTGGATTGCTTGCAGTTCTTTCATTACTTCCTCTATAATGCTGGAAACTGTAGAAATGACTTTGAACTGTTCTCCAAAGTTAGTTATAGCTTCTTTTTCACTACCAACCACATCAAAAGAAATTCCGATGAATACATCGTAATCTTGTGGCTTGGCTGCGCCTGGACGTTGAAATGCTGGGATGTAATTGTATTCTTTAAATGCACCACCTATCTTAACTACATAAGTAGCTTTATCACTCTTAAATTCGTATGTAATAATTGGTAGACCAACAGAAGCACTTGAACTCCCTCTTTCATATGTTGCCATATCAGACATCCAAGTGGTAACTTTAACAGAACCTGTGCGTTTCCACATAAACGGGGTAACACCTTCGCCAATTTCATTTAGAGATTGCTCATTCAGAAAGTTCTCGTATGTCTTGACGTATTTCATTTTCTTTACGAATTATTTTGAAGCAATCATCTAACTTTGCCAACCGATAATTAATAAAGCGATCATCTTCTCGCTTAATCTTAACGTATATGTAGTTTTCTTCGGTTATCCAAAATCCTACTACTTCAGCTTTTTTTCCATCAACAAGAACACATGTATCTTGAATGTTTATACCGTCTCTCATGCTAGATAGCCAGATATAAATTTTCCTTCTTCAACAAAGTGGGCAAACTTGTGAATGACTTCTTCATCAATATCAGATATGTTAAATCCAACAAGAAACCCTACTAGATCTCCTTTTATACAGAGAATGGGAGTAGTAATTAACTGCTGAATTCCTTGGTCATGAAATTCTTTGCGATCTTTATGGTTAAGATCATCTGTTCTTGTCTCAAAACAACGGCTCTTAACCATCTTGCTAACCCACCAAGGATACTCGCTGGCTAAAATGTTTTGTGAATATCTCTTAGTCTTTTCGTAACCCGGTGCCGTTGATTCGTAAGTCATTGACATCTTTTTCATTGACTTACCTTGAAAGAACTTTCCTCCGTTATGAAACTGATAGATTGCGGCTCGCTCAAAATTATTCTTTTCCCGAAAAACGTCTAGCCAATCTTGGATGGTAACCATCATTCCTAATTCTTCAGCTGTCATTTTTTCTTCTTTGACAACTTCATTGGACTTTTTCTTGCGATCCAACCAATCTTTAACAACCACCGTAATGATTGCCACCGTGATTGATGACACACCCGCAATAACCGCTATGACAATGGAATCGCTCATCTTCCTCTACCTTTGTTTACTTTTTCATTAGGCTTTCTTTTGAAGCATCTTTCTTCTGTACTTGTTGTTCTTGCCATTTCTTAAGCCACTTTCTGTAATCTTCATAGCTCATAATGCCAAGTTTTCCGTCATCATCTCCGTTATCAAACCGGTCTCCTGATCCTACGTTTCCTGCAGAGGGAGGTGTTACATTACCCATCCCCGGTGTTCCTTGCGGAGTTGCTACGCCCGGCAGCCCTAAAACAGCGCCTTCATTGGTATCTTCTTCTTCCTTTTCTTTGTCTTCTTTCGTTGAAATAAAGTCAAGAAACGACTGTATCATATTGTCTTGGCGATCACGAAGAGTTGATACCCATTGTGTTGCAATGTTTTGCGGATAACTGTTAAGACGTGGAAAAGGACCAGCACTGAGAAACCCAGTAAGTCCGCTTTCTTTTACTTTATTAGGTAAACCTTCATGTGAAGTTGCCGCATAATCATGAAGTTGTTTCAAGGTCATACCAGCTGCCAAATCTTTTACTTCTTGGCTAGCTTCAGTAGATTTCATTTCGCCTTTCTTTAAGGCGTAGGCCATAGCCATAAGTTGTTGTTGCGCGACAGATTTTGATGGCATGTTAAACGGTTTTTTGTTTCATTATAGACTCATGGACTCTTCTTCCCATTGCTGACAGTCTATAAATTTTTTCACCGTTTCTTTCAGCAATCTTAAAATAAGCAGTGTTTTTGTTTAACCATTTGCGGCTAACATTTCTTCCGGATTCTTCATTAACTGTCTTAAAAAAGTTTATCATTTCTTTGTGAGAAACACGCCCTTTTTCATTAACAAATGAGAGGATTTTTTCTCGCATGGGTGCTCGGTCAGAAACCGCTCGCTCAGGATACGCTTCCGTGTATTTTCGTTTAACCACCACGCGGCTCTCATTTAACATGAATTCTTGAAAAGATAATACTAAATTCATTTATCTTAAAGATTTTTTCTCGATGTATATATCAACGATATGTGAACTGATCAAAGGAAGATTTCATTTCCATCCAGTATGGGTGATACTCTGACGGACAGACGTTGCAAAATTCTTTATACGAATCCTTTTCCAAAGATGAAAGAAACTCGCGTTTGGTGTTCTTATGGTAAACAACTTTCATCTTAGGAAGCTCGTCTAATTGCGATGCCTTTAGAGAAAGAAGGTCTTTTTCAAAAAAGTCACGTTTTTCTGATGCAATAGAGACTAAGGCTGGTGAGAATCCCGGTTTCATCTTCTTTAACATATAAGAGATAAAAGGTTCGTCCATAAAGTAATATCCTATGAAGAGGTCATCGCGTTCAGCAACTAAGCTGTCTAATATTTTTCTTAAAGTTGGCTCGGAAAGAGAGAACGATCGCTTTGCGGAAAACACATCATGAAAAAGAATAATTCGTTGACCAGTTTCTTGCTGTAATCGTTCAGCTTCTTTAATGATATTATTAGTCATTTGCGAGCAATTAGCTATAATGACATTAACTTTTTCTTTTCCGTCAAGAGGTTTTCTAGGCCCGGCAAAAAAACTTTGTAAAAGAATTACTGCTTTTTCTACATCAACGGTTGCCAGCTTTTCTGGGATATCTTCATCATTTTCTTTTAGAATGCTATTAAATTCCAAGAAGCTAAAATCATCAGAAACCACGCGGTCAATCTCTTCAATTTTGTTATTAAAACGTGTGGTTACTGCTTCTGTTAGCAGACCGCTAGGATATTTAGGTTTCTTTAAGTTGGTTAAGAAAATTGTTAGAAGGTATGAATACTTACTGTTGTTTTCAATAAGAGCCTGTGTCTTAGGATTCTTAATCCACTTCTTATTAATTCTTCCGCTATTTTTTAAGAAATCTGGACGGTCAAGCTCAGACATAAGAAAGTCAGATCCTCTCTTTTCTACAAAGTCATTAAATATTTCGGTAACAACTTCAATGTATGCTTCATCAGGATGCAATGAAACGCTTTTCATTCCTGCTATGTTATAGCTTGCAATATGTTCGCAGATCTCTAAAAGTAGAATATCAAATAAGTGACTGCGTTTATCTCGGGTATCTTCATACGCAACATCAGAAACTTTAAAGAGTGTGTTTCCGCTCTCAAAGACAAGAGCCTCAATTTCTGATGAAGATTTATTTAGAAGTCCTTGCGTGTAGACTTGTGATTCGTTTAGCGACTGCAGAGTGTAATCATGCTTCGCCATTTCCAATAAAGAATCTACGGTTTGACTATCAAGTACACCCGTAAAGACAGGCTGCGATGATTCGGCTAAAAAAAGATTTGACCAGCGATCAAATACAATTTGCTCTTTAACTTCATGTGTAACTTCCCACTGGCGATTACGAATAGTAATGTCCGTAAGAATTAATCCGTTTCTTGGTTGGCGATCATATTCGGTATTAAGAGGTTTCTTATTAGGAAACCATGAAAAGCCAAAGCGATGACGAACCGGCATCGCGCGTTTTACTTCCGCGGGCAGCGATTCAATATGATTAATCGCTGCTTCATAGAGATCGCTAACTGTGCGATCAATTTTGGATAAAGGTGTTTTACCGTTCTTACCATAGTAGTAGATCTTGTAGTCGTGTGGGTTCTTTTCAAACGCAAAGCGATATGCATCGAACTTTTCTGTTACTCTAATCTCTCCACTTAGTACCTCACGGAGACCTTTTTCTCCGACCTTTTTGTAGAGGTCCCGAATGTTTTTGATTCCGGCCATTTATATATGTTTTAAGTTGTTTATCTGTGTTAGGTTTTTCTGTTAGCGTTATTCAGTAAGGTTTTAAAAATCAAATTTTACCTTTGCGTCTGGGAATAGAGGTTTTAGCAGTTTAGGTAGTTCTGTCTTAACATTTTTCTTTGCCTGCTCAATGTCTTTTAATGGCTTGCCAAAGTCGGTGATTACATCAAGGTACGGATCTTGATAAACAAAACCAGCCTTTTCTATAGATTGATTAATGTTCTTGATGAATGCAGTTAACTTATTGAGATCATCACCTCGCACACCTACAAAATCTCGACTTTTTCTTGCTAAGACTTTACCATCATTCAATTTAATTTCTATATCAAATCTTACATACGAATAGCCAGCTTCAAAATATTCTTTGGCACGAATTCCTTTGCTTTTAATAAACTCTGGATTTGAAAGAATAATTTCAGCAGCAACCAACGGTGTCATCTTTTCCAAGTTATCCGCATAAATGGTTAAAGCCTTTTTTACTTCTTTGAATTCTACGGTATTAGGCGTGTCAGAAAGTATCGTCTTTTTGCTTGTGTAGCCTTTTTCCATTACCGTAATAAAGTTTCTTACGCTTGCTGGATCATCAACATCGATTTTATTTGCTGCATTATAAGGGTCTTCTCGGCTGTCAAGCGCAATCGATAGTTCACTCTTAGAATCGTCAAGATCGCTATTCCATTGGGTATCTGCTTCATTACGATCCTTAATTTTTTTATACTTCATGTAGGCTGCCATCTCAGCATCTTCCACTGTACCCCAAACCCAATTTGTATCAAGGACACCGGTATTGCCAAGTTTTTCATTTAAGAAACCTTCAAATGTATGTATATGCTTCATAGCTGTTAGTTTTTATATGAATTCAACTTTGCTAAATGGTTCGTTAGCTGTGTCACGATTAATAGTACCGGAAATTAGTTGTGCAAGATGTGCTTCAGCATCTGATTGCAAACTTTGGCCTCTATTCCCT